GCCTGAGCCTATCTGGCTTTGACTTGTTGATATATATACGGTTGCAGGAGTTGTTAATGGATATATATTATTTGTTATCCAAGATACAGTTGCGCCATTGTAAACTAATCCTGAAGTTGTTACTGAAGATATCGAACCGGAACCTAATGTTGTGAATAAACTAGATGCAAGAGTAGAATTACCATATGTCGCTGATGTAACTGACACAATTGCATAATAATTTATAGCAGGCGAAATTGCCAAATTAGAAATTGGTATAGATAACGCTCCAATTGTAACATTTGATGAATAGACTGAGTCTACTTGGCTTTGACTTGTTGATATATATACGGTTGCGGGAGTCGTTAATGGATAAATATTATTCGTTGTCCAAGATACAGTTGCACCATTGTAAACTAATCCTGAAGTTGTTACTGAAGATATCGTACCGGAACCTAATGTTGTGAATAAACTAGAGACAGCAGTAGAATTACCATATGTCGCTGATGTAGCTGAAACAATTGCATAATAATTTGATGTAGGATTAATAGCAGCATTTATTATTAAAATACTTGCTACTTCAACAGTAGTATTTACTGGTGCAAATAATTGATTTGCGATTGATTGAGTAGTTGATATATATATTAATACATGTGTTCCATTTGGATAACTAGTATTGGTCCAAGATACTGTTACACCATCGTATAGTATATTTGTAATTGTTACATTTGATATTATTCCAGGAACCAGTAAAGAATGTGAATTTGCACTCACTTCATATGTATTAGGTCCATATATATTTGCAGGTACTGATATTATTGCATAGTATTGCGTATTTTGTGATAAATTAGATACTTCAACAGGTTGCGTTGTACCTAATGTTATCTGCACAGGGGCAATACTTGAATCTGTTATAGATTTAGTAGGCGAGATATATACATATGCTGTAATAGTTGCTGCATAGTTACTAAATACCCATGATACATATGCGCTATTATAAGTAACAGTGAAATCTACATTTGTAATAGTACCTTGGGCAATCATAGTAAATATAGCAGATACAGCAGCTGTTGCAGGCCCATATTGACTTATTGGAGTAGTAATTATTGCATAATATTGCGAATTGCCTTGTAAATTTGGATTATTTATCGTATATGAATTTGATATATTACCAAGCATAATTGATATAGGAGTAAATATTGCGCTAGAAATATTGGATGTACTTGATATATATAACAATGATGGAGTAGCTGCTGGATAGTTATTATTTGTCCAAGAAATTGATATACTATTATATGTTGATGAAACATTTATATTATTAACTATACCTTGTGGCAATAATGTAAATGCTATTTGTTGATATACCTGTGAAGAATAAATATTCTGCGGAACTACTATAAATAAGTAATATTGTTGAGAATAAACTAATGCAGGACTTGTATTAACTATTTGATAAGGTTGCGTTTGTCCTAATTGTACTGATATTGGGGTAATAACAGGATTTGAAATACTTGTAATTAATGATGATGTTGTTATATAAAGTATTGCACTCGTTGTAATTGGATAATTAATATATGACCAAGATGCAAATACTCCATTGTATTGTGGCGATGGCGATATATTTGTAATATTACCTGTAGGTAGTATTTGAAATGAACTTGATACTAAATCTGTTATCGGACCATATGCACCCGATGGAATAGAAAGAATCGCGAAATAATTAGTATTAATCTGCATAGAAGAACTAATTATTTGATAAGGAGATTGAGATAAATTAATTTGATATGTTAATAATGGTATTAATATACTTGCAGTTGTTGATATATATAATGTTGCTACTGTACTTGTTGGATAATTTTTAGTATTCCATGTAATAATAACACCATTATATGTTGAAGATGCTAAAACTGATATGATACTTCCTTGTGCTAATGGGTAAAATGATGGTGATACTATAGTAGTTTGTGCAGCATATGATGTAGATGGAATAGATAATATCACATAATATGATATTCCAGAATCTAAAGCACTAGAAGCAGTTAAAGTTAGAGGTTGTGATTGATTTATTGTAATTGCACGTGATAGTATATATGAAGATATGTTTTGACTTGTTGATATATACAGAGTTGCATTTGTTCCAGATGAATATGTCTGATATATCCAATTTACATTTACACTATTATAAGTCTGATTTGAAACTGTAATAGATGATATTAGGGAAGCGGTTGTAATATTAATAGAATATGGAATACCGGCAATACCATATAAATCATATGGTGTTAAAGTAAATAAATATTGATAATTTGCAATTAAATTAACAGCAGGCCGATAAGAAGTAGTTGTATATGAATGTGATGTATTTGGAATATATGGCGATGTATATGTTTTATTCATATCTGACCATTTTATAACTATATTTCCATTAAAACTAATCCAAATTAAAATAACGCTAGTTGCTGTTACAGAGAAACTTGAAAACGTAATTTGGCCGGTTTGTGGTATTGTAACACTTGTAGCAGTTAAATTTCCAGTATAACCATTCGCGGAAGAACCATTTAATGGCGTTCCTGCTGTATATAATAAATCATAAGGTGTAATTGTAAATTTATAATTATATGTATTTGTTACAGAATTGCTTAGACCATATACAATATATGTATTATTTGCTACATTTGAAGAATATCCAGTATGGTAATTTGTTGCGGCATCACCAATCCATGAAACAACTGAGTATAAAACATTAGGATTACTAATCCAATTTATTGTAACTGTACCCCAAGATACATTTGTTACTGGTATTGTAGCATTTAACAATGTTGGATACAAAGTATTACTCACATTAACATAACCATTACCAATATTATATCCTATAAAATTATTATTTATAGAATTAGATACTATCATATTCGCAGCACCACCGTATCCACCTGCACCATTTATTGAATTTAAACTGCCAGTCCAACCGCCGCCGCCTCCTCCACTACCAAATATTGTCCCAACGCCTCCTCCTCCAAAACCTCCATAAACATTTGTGGCTGTTATAGCACCATTTGCAGTATACGGAATGCCTTCTAAACTTATTGTTGGTTGCGCATATACATCATCAGTTCCTCCGTTTATATATACTCTAGTAGCACACCCGGCAGATGTGTCAACGGAATTTCCTATATTTCTTGAAATAGTACTCTCTGTTACAAACCCACTAGCGGCATTATTACCTGAATTAGTTAGACTCGCGCCGCCACCTCCTGCTGCAACCAATATAGGCGAAATATTTCCATATGATAGTCGAAATATAGCAGTTGCTCCGCCTCCTCCTGCACCATATCCATAACCAGTTGTATTTGACGATCCAGATAATCCAGGAATAATTATTAAACTATCTACTGCTGGATTTAAATATATAGAACAACTAATAATTGCACCTTTACCTCCATTTAATTGCGTTGATCCCCCGGATGCACCAGCAGCCATAATAGTATAATATCCACTTGCTGGCAATGTAAATAACTGATAACCTATTACATTATTGTAATAAGAAATATTTGCGACAACTTGTGTCATCTAAATAAATTATATTATTTTTAATTTTTATATATTTATATTCTGTTCTATGGCTATTATAGAAGATAAGGGTATTGCTGATGCAGAAGAAACATTATTTGAAATAAAATTAAATGTAGTAAATTGATATGTACCGGCTGTTGCAACTATAGTATCTATTATAGGGCCCGAATCAGCTGGTATATTATTATTATAAGGTATTAACTTAACTGAATAAACTGTATTTGTAGTTAATCCTTTAAATGTATAACTCGTATAATCTGGATTATATTGATTGCTATTTACATATGTATTTCCATTAAATAATATTTGTATATAATTATATGTATGATCGTTCCAAAGTAATGTTACTGTTGTTCCTGTTGATGTGTAAGTAAAACCATTAATAATTGGTAATGTATATACATTAATACTAGTCGATAAACCTGGACTACCTATAATATTATATGGTATAGCCATAATTGTATAATTTACGTTTGGAGATAAATCGGTTAATACAGTATTATTAATATTGCCACGCATAGATCCCGAACCCCACGAAAGATATATATTCGAATATGACCCTGATAAAGCAATATTAATATTTGATGAAGTTTTTCCTTGAACTACTAAATAATTTATAGTGGCTAATGTTGTAAAATTAACTGTTGTTTGTTCGATTATATTTGAAACATTCTGAGAATTATATGGTATTATAGAAACAGTATATATAGTATTCGGATTCAAATAATTTAATTGATATTGTGTAATACTATTTGAAATTTTTGATATAGTATTATAAACCCCTGAGTTAGATATACCATATAATAAATCGATCGAATTATATGTAGTCGCACTAGACCATTGAACTATTGCAGTAGTTGCAGTAATATAAGCATTTGGAATAATAATTCTATCAATATATGAAAGTGTTAATGCATAATTTATAGAAGCGCCTGCAATATTTGGCTGAGGTTGATTTGAGCTATTATAAGGAATAATTGTAAATATATAATTAGTATTAGGAGTTAATCCAGATATAGGTTGATTTTGTTTTGTAATATTAGTCTGTGTTACTAATGTACCACCGCCGTTAATTATAATCGATACATTAGCGGCATTATAGTTTTGCCAATATTCTATTAATGATGTACTAAGTATATTATAATTACTTGATATACCAATAGTTGCCAATGTAGTTATATTTATAGTATTAATTGCTGCATTATTTGGTATATTATTATTATTAAAAGAAGTAATTTTAAATGAATATAATGAATTTGGTAATAAATTAGAAGCAGCATTAAAATACGAAGTATAATTACTTTGTGAATATCCATTCCATTCAATATAATTATATAAATAATTTCCGATATTTGATAATTCTATATTCGATGAAGTTATAATGGTTGCCGAAGTATTTACATTTGCTAATGTTAATACACTAATATTTGCAGATAATCCAAATGAAATACCTATATATGGTGTTACTATTATATTATAATATGTATTACCATATAGATTTGTTATATTATATGAATATACATTAAGTTGCGGAGAATTATTAATCAATGTCGATCCTATATACCAGGATACTATAACGTAATCATATATACCAGGTTGCCAATTAATTGTTAAAGAATTACTTGTTACAGATTGTATAGGTGTAACTGATAAATATACAATACATTTAGTTACAAAACTAATAGTTCTGTATTCATAATAATTAATTACATCAGCACTATTAATGGGATAAACTGTGAATGTATATACGGTACTTGTAGATAATCCTGATACGTAAACACTATTTGTAGTAAATATTTGCTGCGACTGTGATGTAGCATCATTATTAACCCATGTAATTAAATTAGACGTATAAATATCTCCTAATAGGTAAAATTGAATAGTTGAATCTGTGATATAATATAAATTGCTGAAACCAAGACATTGTGCTAATGTAGTTAATGAAATATTTGATATTGACGCCATATTAGAAATTCCTACACTATTATATGGAGTTGCATAAATAGTATAATTAGTATTAGGATATAAATTACAAGTTGTATTAAAATAATTATAATAGATATTTGAGTTTAATATTGATGTGTTTGTGCTATTATTAATAATATTAATATTTACATAGGAATTTGAACCTGACCATTTAAGTGTTATATTTGATGATAGTACATTTGATGATATAAAACTAGTAATAGTCGGAAGAGTTGTCAATGTAGGTAAAAACTGTCTCAGTGCGACTGTTTCTATATTAGAATTATTAAAACATCTAATCGAAATATTATAATTTGTATTTGGTATTAAATTCGAGAGTGTATATTCAGTTTGATATGGCGCTGATTTATTATTATTTATTAATACATAATTAAATGCATTACAATTACCATATGCCCAAGATATAGTAGCTGACCTATCACTATAAGATAGAATCGATGCTGTATTTATAGTTGCCAAAGTATTTAATTGTATTCCAGATACAGAAGGATAATAATTTAATATATTTGAAGAATTAGCAGGATATAAATTAAAAATATAAGTTGTATTTGGTGTTAAATTACTGATTGATGCATACGAATTATATACGTTTATATTGCAAGAAGAATATACAATATTCATATAATCTGCGGAGCCTGAATATGTCCATGAAAATCCAAGTGAATTTGTAGCTATATATGTAGAGAATATTCCTGTAGTATCTGCTAGAGTTAAATTAGATGTAATTATTGTACCATTGGTGTTTATATTAGAACTACTATTAACAGGTACAATTTTATAAGTATAAAAACTATTTGGTAATAGATTTATTATATTTGCGCTTTTAGCAGAATATAAATTATATATTTGTGTATTATTTTGATATATATTTACATAATTTATGCCAGGGCTAGTATTCCACGATAAGAAAATAGAATTACTAGAAGTAATATTTATCAAATTTGTAACAGTTGAAAGTGTGACTGTATATATTGGTGGTATTTTTAAATTAGATAAACCAATAGTATTAATAGGTATAATTATTAATGAATATAATATATTTTCCGCAAATACTTGTGGAAAAGTATAATAATTACTTGCACTTGCATATGAAATACCATTAACTTGTAAAATATAAGAAGTATAAATACCGTTTACATATGCTATAAAAGAATTTGTGGATACATTTAGAATATTGCAGTTTGTAATAGATGCAAGTGTATATGTGTTATTATTAATAGTAGTTCCAGCGTCTTGACTAATATTATACGGAGTAATTGCAAAATTATAATATGTATTTGGTGACAAATTTGATATAATATTTTGTTTTAGATTTGATATATTTGATTGAGGAATGCTATTACTATTCCATTGAATCTTAATAGTATTATATAATCCATCATCAGTTTTAACATTTATTGAATTCGTCGTATATCTATCAAATATAATATTTCCAACACTTCCACGAGTATATATAGATGCTTCGCTTAAGGTTCCTAGTACATTTGAACTATTTACTGGTATAGCAGTTATTGTATAATTTGTATTTGGTGTTAAATTATTAACTGTTATCGGGCTTTGATAAACGATATCATAATAATTATAATTTTTATTAATTATTACATTTGAATATAACCCGTTTGACCAGCTAACATCAATATTAGAATCTGTAGATTTTAAATTAATTTGCGAAATAATAGGTAAAGTTGTAAATTGAATATTCGAAGAATCTACAAAATTGGAAACACCTGCATTATTAACAGGTACAAGTTGTGCATTATAAGTAGTATTTGCAATTAATTTACTTATAGAATATAATGTATTCGATATATATGTCGATGTATCAATTATGCTATTTGTTGATATCTGAATTATATTTATAAACACATATGAATATATAGCACTTTTATTCCAAGATATATTAACATTGGATGTTCCTATTGATTCCAATATAATTTGCCCAATTGCAGCGAGTTCATTAATAGTTTTTGTCTGAACCTTATTGGGGTTTGTATTTGTTACATTAGATGAATTATATGAAGTTAATTTTATATTATATAATGTATTTGGAATTAAACTATTTATATTATAATATAGATTATTTGTATATATATTGACAATAGATGTGCCACTCGAATCTGTAATTAATAAATTATTTGATTGAAATGAATTTGGGTTTGTACTGGTATAATTCCATGACAAATTAAGAGAATATTGATTATAATAATCAATTGAAATTGGCCCAACTGAACTTAAAGTCGTAAAATTACCAGTATAAGTTGGGCCAGTTTGTATTTGATTATTATAAATATTATATGGAATAATAGTATAATTATAAGTAGTATTTGCAGTTAATGAATTATAATTTGTACGTGTGAATGTATTTGTAAATATAGTTTGTATCCCTAATACATTTTGTTGGCTATATGTATTAAATAGTTGAATACTTACATTGCAATAAGAATATGTACTGTTCCAGTTTAATGTAGCAGAAACATCAGTTAATTCATTGATATACGCGTAGTCTATTTTTGGCAATGTAATGAATGTAATATAACTTGGATTTACATTTGGATTACCATAATTATCATAAGGAGTTGCTATATAAGTATAAAACGTATTAGGATATAAATTATTAATTCGCACCGACAATGTCGGTGATGATATTCTAATTGTAGAAGAATTTTGACCGGGCCCTGATATGCAATTTACATTAACATAATTAAAATTGTTGGAATATGTATTCCAACTAATAGTTGGATCTATAGTATTAAAATTAACACTAAGAGGCCCGATTATTGCAGATGTTAATGAAGGTATAAATGACACAGGTATATTTGATATACCTAATGCATTTATTGCAGAAAATGCTATGGTATATTGTGTATTTGCAGATAATCCAATATAATTATAAAATGAATCAGTTGTATTCGCTACAAATTGAGAATTTAAATAAACATTTGTCGAAGTAAAAATGCCAGTCCATTGTACTTGTATGTTTGAACCTGTTAATTGTGTAATAGTATAACCATTATTAATACTAGCTAATGTACATATACGAGATGATACAAATGCCCCATTCGTGTATGCATTACCATCGCGATTCACAGGAATAACACTAAAAGTATATATTCTATTTATTTGTAAATTATCATTTGTTTGATCAGAAAATCTATCAGGCGAAGTTCTGTTTTGATGTGCTCTAAAATACGGTATTTCATTAACAGTAATATTAGCATTTGTAAATTGTCCATAAAAATACACATCGACACTTGTTGTTCCAATATTACAGAAACTAACACTATTTATAGATCCGTGTGTATAAGCACTTTGTATAATAGTTCCACCATCTAATCGATTATTATTTGCAAGCCCTGGTATAGAATTGTTAAATGGTGTAATTGATATAGAATATTGTGTATTTGCTATAAATGATTGATTACTTATATATGCCAAATTTGCAGTTAATCCAGATATTATATTTATACTACCGTAATTAATATTAACATATGTTGCATTTGTAATCCATGTTGCTAATAATATATTTGAAGAGATAGGTGAAAGATTCATAGAAGTTATTGTAGCCAGTGTATAATTTGATGTATTTACAATATTATTTGGATTTTCTATATCTGAATTATTATAAGGCATAATAGCATATGAATAAAGTGTATTCGGATATAAATTACTTGCAATAAATGTATTTTTATTTGAATAATAATTATTATTTATTGATACATATTTATATGTACCACTGCCGAAATTTAATTGTATTTTAGAAGATGATAATGGAATCGAAAATACACTTGTAATATTCGCAAATGTATTTAATGTAATATTTTGAATTGCATTTATATTTTCATTCATACTGGAATTTATAGGAACCGCACTAAAAACATATGTATCGTTTGATATCAAATTTGATGCAATAACATAATTGTCTGTAATCCCTAAAATACTTCCATATATTGTCTTTGATATATTTGTCCAAGATATATTAATATTATTATATGAACTAGTTTTATTCCATGCAATAGTGGCTGTTGTATCTGTATATGTTGGTATATATATATTACTATTTATTATTGCCTGGGTAGTAATTATTTGGGAATATTGATCTGCAAACAGAATATTTGAAATACCTGCATTATTTATAGGAAGAAACTTATAGATATATGTTCTATTCGGCAATAATCCTGAAATATTACATGTTGTAGTACCATATAAAGTAATATTATCAACGATAGTAGTTATTAATGAAGAAATCATATCATATTGTAAAATAGTAACCGATGTAGCAGAACCTTGATCCCAACTTAATTGAATAGCTGTATCAGTTATATTAGTTGCTGGATATATTGATTTTAATAATGCAAGTGTAGTTAATGGTTCAGATGAAATTTTATTATTTAGATTTAAATCATTATTTATATTTATGGCTGTATATGTAAAATAATAAACTGTATTTTGTTGCAAAGATCCTATTTTATATTGACTATATAAGGTAGTATCTATAATTATAGTTTTCTTGTTATTAGTGGGACTTGATGTATATTGAATTTGCAAATTTGATAAAATACCGCCCCATTTTATAATTGCACTATTATCGTCATATGTATTAAGACTTACATAATCTAATCTTGCAAGTGTATATGCAGATAAAGATATAATAGATAGAAGATTTGATGATCCTGCAGAATTTACAGGAATAATTGAAATAGTATTTTTTGTATTAGGTAGCAAATTTTGTATAAAATAACTATTATTTGTAGCTATACCGTATAGAACAGGGTTTTGTTCTATATAAACTTGCATTGAACTATAATAACTCGAATCTGGCCATTTAACATATAGAGAATACATATTAATATTACTGAAAGACATATTAGTTACGCTGGCTTGTGTTGTAAAACTTATCTGGTTATTTATTGTTTTTTCTATATTCAATACATTTAGATTATTATATGGATATACTTCAATTGAATATAATACATTAGGATAAAGATTATTAATAGATATGGAATTATTATTATATATTTTACTAGTTATAAGAGTATTATTGTAATTACACAATACTTTAACATTTGAATATAGACCTGACCAATATAAAAACACAGAATTTGTAGTTACATTGCAATATGATAATTTTGATATAGTTCCTAATGTGCATAAAGATTGTATAGGGTTTACTAAATTAGACATATTAAATTGATTATATGGAACTATTGCAATAGAATATTGTGTATTTTCTATTAATTCTTTAATATTGCAAGATGTTTGATATATTTGAGAAGCATATAATATATTATTTAAATATAAACTAGAATATAAACCATTTGTATTCCATGATATATTTACAGAATTTGTTTGTAATGTATTAATTGTATAAGAATATACTGTTGCAAGTGTATTTATAGTTATAGATGGTGCATTTGTTTTATTTATAATATTTAAACTATTACGCGGGTAGCCATAAAAAGTATAAATAGTAGAAGGATTTAAATTATTTATATATAATTTATAATTTCCTATATTATAAATAGTATTTGTGTTATAATTTATATCAACAGTATTATATGTATTTGATGCCGACCAATATAAATAAACTGAAGATGCAGTAATATTAGAAGCATATACAGCATCGAGAGTCGCTGATGTAATAAAATAAACATTACAGGAGCCTGGGAAATTAGCATCCCCATTACGATTAATTGGACAAATATTAATAGTATAATTTGTATTAGCTGCTAAATTGTAAATATCTATATAATTATTTGTAATAGCTTGAATATTAATAGTATTATCGATTGATTGAGCGGTAATAGATGCATAATCGCCCGATGTCCAAATTATTCTAGCGTAAGAATTTGTTATTGTAGTTTGCACTAAAGATACTCCATATACAGTTGCAAGAGATGTAAACTGTACTTTTGTATAAGGTTGATAATATGCACTACTTGCAATATTGCATAAATTATAAGGAATAATATTAAAAGTATAGTTTATATTTGCTAATAATGGGACTTGGTATTGATATCCTTTTTTTTGACTATTATATGATAAATTGTCAGTTAAATTAATATATGCAAAATCGCCTCCTCCATCTATATAAATAATTGCGCTTGAGCTAGTAATATTGCAAGCCGAAGCGATACCGATAGTTGGAAGTGTAGCATTCGTAACAATTTTATTTTCACCCAATACACCTATTGTTGATAATGGAATTATTGTGTATGTATATAATGAATTTGGTAATAAATTTTTAATTTTATACTGAGTATTTTTAATATTTGTTGCAATTAATTGGTTATTAGATGTTATATTTATACTATCGTAATTACCTGGGCCTAAATTTATTTCAAGCGTATTTGCGTCGTATGGTAATAAATTAATATAACTTACAATAATACTTGCGATAGTACCATTTGTGACACCTGAATTCCAATTAACTACAGCATAATCGTAATTAGTTTTTCCCCAATATAATTTAAAAGATATAGGCATAAGATCAGAAACATGTAAATCGCCGCCAATAAATGTATTTGTTTTTTTTTGTATAATTTTCATACGACCTCCCCAAATTATAAAATCGTGTTTATTGAATGTAATTTCATTGTTTGCAATAAGTGTAATATTTATAATATCTCTATAGGTCTGTAGATCAAAAAAAGTTTGAGGAAGCGTAAAGCCAACAATATTATCGTGTAATTTATATGACCATATATTTTCAGTCTTGTTATCTGCATATGTAATAACAAGACTAAAAATAGTTTTACCTATAAATTGCGGGCGTACATATACATTAAGTATTCCTTTCATAGTTGGGTTATAATTAAAAGTATTTTTAGTGCCAAAATTTACAATTGCATGCGGATTAGCTTCTGTATAATATTGATCAAGTATTGTAAACATTGATATATTAAGATCAAAAGTATCAATAAAACGAATAGAAACTGGAGATGACACATTAAGAAATTGAATACTTCCTCCTATACTTTTAGGTAAGGCTAATTTTGTATAATTAATAGGAACTGGATTTAAATATGTAGCCATTATAATTAAAAAAGATATATAGTTTAGATCTTAAATGAATGCGAATGTAAAAGACTTGCGATTTTTTATATTGAAATGGATAATTGCGATAGTAATTTTTATATTTATATGGAGAGGCTTAATAAAACAAGCGAATGATCACAGTATGGAATGTAAGCCAATAGATAAAATAAGAAAGGCACGCATTTTTGGATTAGCCATATTTGATTGGGTATTTTCATTAGCAATCGCGTGGATAATTGGTAGAGTTTTATTAGGTTTGCAGACGGGTATGCAATGGATACTATTTATAATATTTTGGATATTATTTGGAATAGCCGCTCATGTTTATTATAGAGTCCCTACAACTATGAACTATTACTTAGGATTAAGTGATAGACCCAAAAATAAAAACTGTTAGGAATTTGCTGACATATCCAAAATTGTTGTCAGATCATAAATAAAAGATCTACAATCTGCTTCAAGTACTTTATACTTTTTTTGCATTTCTCGTTGAATTGTTTCATCAGCATTAATATATCCTCCATCTGCCATATAATCTAGGAATTTCTCCAATGTTTTATAAGTAGTTCGCAAAAGATTATTGAAATCTAAATAAGCCATAAAGCTATTTGATAAAGAACTAATCATATGTGGATAAATTTCGCGATCAAGTATTGTTTCCCATTTATTGTTACCTATATGCACTAGAGAATGCGGAGATCTTAAATTAGTTTTGCGAACTATTTGATTTTCTTTTTTAGATAAAATAACACGGTTATATCTTCTTGTCATTTCTGTCAAATTGCCAATCTTAAGTATTTTCTTTATTTTATCTTCCAAACCATCAATACTAAACCCTTGATCTTCTTCATATTCATCGCTATATATATCTTTATAGACCTTGATATTTATAATATTATTTGTAATAGTATTATTATTACTATTTGTAAGATTATTATTAATCTGCACATTTTGTGTTTGTGGTGTAGATGATGGCGTTAACTCGTCTGCAACTGCTTCTTTATTTATAGGATTTAATTTGCATATTTTTCTATGTCTGTAATTATGGGGCGCGTATTTAAATATTTTATTACAATGAATACATTCTAACGGATTTATTTTTCCTTTACATTTCTCTATATGGTTCTTATAACTCTGTTTACTACATAAAGTTCTATTGCATTTTTCACATTTATTTTCTTGTTTTTCAACTATAGTATCTTTAATATTTAAATGTTTCAATACCATATGTTGTGTTAAATTATATTTTTTATTCGTTTTATATTCACAATATTCACAATGAAAAGGCTTAGGATCGGGTTCGTATTCTGAACCTGAATCTGAATCTGAATCTGAATCTGAATCTGAATCTGAATCTGAATCTGAATTATCTCCCATTACTATATATAATATAAGATTATTATTCTTAAATAATTTTAACTTAATTTATTAAATATTTAATGTTAATATTTACATAAAATATATTTTTTATTATGTAAAATCGTGTGAAATATATAAAGGTATCTTTTATTTATTTTGGTATCAATTTTATAAATTTAAGGTATCTTTTTTATATTACAGGGTATATTTTTTATAAAACAAAGATCTTTTTAGAATAATTTTTCTAGCATTTTGTATTTTATACATTTCATAATGTATTACCATATCTCATAACAATAAATAATTTCACAAATCTCCCAGTCACAAAAAATATAGTTTAACCATTTTATGTATATTTTCGCTATTACAGAAATAGTTTATATAAATTTATAGTTGCATTATTTTTCTTACCATATTATTTGCTTATGGGATTTTTGTACATTACCATATATGTGTGAAAAAATAAAATAAATAAATATTTTTGTTACATTGTTTTGCTTAATTTTTTACTAGTTTTTGCGAGAGAGAGAGAGATTTTTTCGAAAAAATTTACTGGTCATTATAAAATGCAATAACTGCCGGTGAAGTTTTAAAAGATTTGCGCAATAAATTCGTAATCTTAATACTTTCCATATTTCTCCCCCGAGACAAACCAGTATACGCTTGACCATTTGCAAATATACTATTTCCCAAATCGACTTCAAGTGCATCTATTGACATACCTTGACTTTTATGAATACTAATAGCCCATGCTAGTTTAAGTGGCATATATGATATTTGAAATTCATCATCTTTTGATCTAGAAATATAATCAATATAAACTTCTTGGCCATTTGCAAATTTAACAAGAACACATTCACCTAAAAACCCACTTACATATCCTCGCGCACCATTAACAAGTCCTATTTTAATATTTACATTATATGTAAGTATTACTTGTGCATTTATACGCAATGCAAGTTTTTCCTGAATTTTAGCCACATTTACTGCCCAGTTTTTTGCGATGGCATTCTCTGCTTTTATATAAAATATATGTTCTTCAGAATTTAGTTTATGTAATTCCCGATTGTTTATAATATCCGCATCATCATTACGAGAATAAAGCCGAGTTGGTATAATATTTTCAGGAAAAACGGTATTTTTCATTTTTGATAGAATCGTGAAATCTTCATCAGAACATTTTCCCCAACGTAATCTTTCCAGCAAACCTTGAAAGACTATATCTTTCTGTCTCATATTTATTGTCAACAGAAAAGTTTTAATATCACATTCATCCCAATGCGATGATAAAAAACAATATTCTCCGTTAATTGGAGCCAATTGAAATAAGTCACCTACAAGAATAACTTGAATCCCGCCAAATGGTTTAGTACATCTCTTAATAATTTGAAAGATATGCGAAATTTTATCAAATAATTCTTTATCTAACATTGATACTTCATCTATAATAAGTATATCGAGTGTATTGAGTTTATTGAAGTTTTTTTTAATTCGTGCCGCTTTACGAACCATATTTTCAATAGATCCTTCACCCAATCCAATGCCCATAAAAGAATGAAGCGTAGTTCCATCAATTAAAATTGCCGCACATCCTGTCATTGCACATAATCCAATTTTTTTGTTATTATACTTTGAAACTATATACTTTATAGTGTAAGACTTTCCAACACCCCCGCCACCTGTAAGCAATATATTATTACCATTTTGAACTTCATTGATAACTTTCAATTGTTCTTCGTTGAGCGTATCATCCATTTATATCTGTGTATGTATCTTAAGATGAGAACAAAAATCATTTTTTATATTCGATATACTATTTAATAAATGTGGTATTTGATACAATTAATAATTATAGTTATAATATTATATATACATAGATCGACTGTTAGATTCTTATATAGTAAGAATAATATACTTACATTTATTATAGGTATTATAAGATTGATATTAATATCATTATATGTATTATTCGGAGTTGTAATTTTCTTTTTCATTACAAATAACCCATTTATAATGAAAATAATAACGAAAGTGATGTTAAATATAATATTAAATTATAAACCAATATCTATAAAAGATTACAGAAAATTTAAATATGATAATCCGATTTTAATATGGCAACATAATTCTGTAATTGATGGAATAATAATGGCATCGATATTTGGAGATATATCAATGGTTATTAATATAAATTATTTGAATAAAGGATATACAAAGAGTATAATTAATGCATTATTTAAATCTATTAAATATTTTATCTTAATAGATAAAACAAAGAAAAATAATACTGAAATTATTAGAGAATTTATAAAAAATAATCCAGATGCTAAATTATCATTTGCACCAGCAGGAGGACACGCAAAATATAATAATAAAATAGGAGATTCTTTTTCATCAGGTGCATTTGTATATATGAAACCAGTTTCTCCTATTTTAATTAGACAATCGGATATACATTGTACCTGGTTTAAGAATGAAAGAGAATATTATGATTTTAATGAATGGTTAGCAAATGTTTTATCGCGGCCTCGACGTGATATAGAGATTATTATGATGCCCGAAATATGCCCACAAGAAAAAGAAACTCCAAATGAATTTAAAGAAAGAGTACGTCTTGCAATGATTGAATTCGATAAATCTATGCCACCATTTGAAAAGAGACAGATTGATGAGACTTATAATTTTCAAGTGTAAAATCTTTAGCATCTAGAGATTCAATCCATTTAATCATATCATCAATAGATGCCTCAATTGATGGTGGCGTTTTGTGAATTTGAAGAGTAGGGAATTTATATGGAGTTCTTTCTATTTGAATTTTTGCATTATCTTCGTGAGATTCATATATATGGGTATCTCCCATAATTATTATTATACGATCGACTGATAAATGCAATATGTGTGCAATTATAGATGTAAATAGTGCTGTTGATGCAATATTAAAAGGTAATCCCGCGCAAACATCACATGATCTCATTTGCATTTGACAGGATATACCTTTACTATTTCTATAAAATTGATATGTAAAATGACAAGGTGGTAATGCTGCTTTTGCCAATTGTTTAGGATTCCAAGCAGTTAATACACATCTTCTACCATATGGATTATTCACTAATTCACTGAGAATATATTTGAGTTGATCTACTCCATTATCTCGCGAGGGATAATCACCGTCAAAACATCTCCATTGATATCCATATCCGGCTCCAATATTATTTTCGGGAACATCAATAAGATCAACAGAATCGAGAAATTCACGAGTACTGTTCGCATCCCATATATGAATATTTTTAACTTGAAGATCCGCCACATTTGTTGAACCACATAAAAACCATATAAGTTCTTCAACGACGCCTCGCCAAAATACTTTTTTGGTAGTCAAAAGTGGAAATCCATTTTTGCCAATATTAAAAACCAATCTTTCGCCAAATAGACTCTTTGTTGAACCATTGCGGCCAGATCGTTTTTCTCCATTATCTAGTATATTACTTATTAAATTCAAATATTGATATTCTTCGGTTTCTACTTGCATCGTTATTATTTTTTATTTTTATGTTTTTAAATAATATTCAATTTTTATAATGGATACATTGAAACTTGTTGAATTAAAAGTACCCGATATTATATTAAAATCTAGATATGAAAATGGAGATTTCATAGATAAAAGCGGAAGAATAATTCGAGAAATTGATATACCTTCTGAAATTAAATCATTATTTACAGAAAGCACTCGACCATTTAAGATATATAAAGATACAACAACAGGTAAAAAAGTTGGGGATCGTATATTCTATGATCGTGTATGGTTAGTATGGGAAATGACACATAAAATAATGGCTGGACGAACTCTTAAACAAAAATTAGGTGATATAAGTACTGATTTTTTTCTAGAAAAATTTACTGATTCGTCTTATGCGAATTACTTTAGAGAATTTTATTTGCCATTATCTCAATTACTTTCAGAATACGCTAAAGAAAATAATTTACGAATACCGGAAGATATTTGTTTATTTTACAAAGGTGGAAACTTATTTAGAATATTACTTACACATTTTGTAGAATTTTTAGGGAATGAGGAATATTCTAAATTAATGAAAAATAGAAGCGATGCTGATTTCCAGATATTTATAAACCCGCATATATCCACATCTACATTTCAGAAAACAATAGATGATATTTCTGTAAGAGTTTTATATGTAATTTATAAATATCGCGAAGTATTGACAAAAATGGGTATAGTAAAACATAACACAAAAGAACTTGTTCCAAGGTATATTGAAAAAATTGCAGAATATAATATACCTCTTGATAGAGAAAAGGTAAAAATAGCTACAAAATTTGTAAGCCGTGCAAGTGGTGAGGAAGAGAAATCGTTTCGTAGCGATTTTCTGATGAATACATTTATAAAAGACAATAATGTAGAAGAAATAGCATATACGGAAGAATATTCATTACTTGCAAAGAATCCATTTTTTAAAATAGATAAAAGAGCAATAGACCCTTCATTATATGTCAGTCGAAATATAGCTAATGATTTTACAACTGCATCTGGTAAGAGATATTTATTTGAACTAATAAGATTAAAAAGAAATATACGAATTGAAGTATTTCCGCTAGGTGTGAAATCTATTACAATGTCTGTACCTTCAGAATTAATAGATGTGTCAATACCTAAAATAGGTGATGATAGTCTCGAAACTATGAAAGACGATATTGGCAGATATGTTCAATTATATACTTATGGCGATTTTCAATTTTATGGTGTTACTTTGGACTATTTATTATATGATCTCAGTGATATATTATTTTTAAAGTTCGATTATCCATGGGAAGATCCAAAATATGAAAAACGTTTTACGCGATATTTCATATGTTTATTACTTGATACTATAGTTAGGTCTTATTCACGAAGATCTAATTGTAATATTAAAAGTGAGATGGTAAAATTACGCGAGAATGCAAATATATTAAAAGAATATTTAGATAATTATGGATTCAGATCAGCATTATCATTAAGTCGTTTTAGTTTAACTAATAAATATTTATCTCAAATTTATGAAAATTGTAAAAAAATTAATAAACAGCGCGGATATAATCAATATAGATTAAAATTACTTGAATTACTAAAGACTCTTATAAGTATGATAGATCGAATTTCAGAAAAAATAGCGAATTCTAAAGGTGACGCAGAATTAAAAGAATTATATAGATCTCTTTTTGTTAATAAATATGTATCAATTTTAGGTGGTAATGTATAATTTCCCATTTGATACATGCGAATATTGAGAGGATCACCGCAGATTTATCGATCAACCATATTCTTTTTCAATAAATTTATTATCAAGTATAATATTACTTGGATTTTGCGTAATTGTAAAGAGTATTCCTGTAAAGATAACAATTTGTAGCTATTTTTATTTGAAGTTTTTCACACTTTTACGCATGCGCAGCATATTTTAGGTGATATACAAAAATATATTCTACATTATTTGGCTTATTTTATGATTCTTGTCACATTATATGCAATTTTATATTTATCTAATACAAAATTAACAGATTTAGAATTTCTCGCAATTTTATTAATTGTATTAATAGATCAATATTCTAAAACTACTTTTGAAATCTTTAGCACAGGTATACTATTATTCTCGGTAGTTATTTTGACACAATATAAAAAATTACCTAATGAATTTAAAAATGCGTTTTTAGCTTATTCGTTCTATATTTGGGAAAAAAGTATATAAAGATATGACTTCTTTTATTATAAGTCTGGGCAATATGTCTAGATTTGCTCCTGTAGCTCAGTTGGTTAGAGCACCAGGCTGTTAACCTGGGGGTCACAGGTTCGACCCCTGTCGGGAGCGTATTTTTATTTTTTTTTATTAAATTTATAAAAAATGATTTTTATAAATTTTTTAAATTTAATAAAAATGCAATCAACTTGTACCGATTTCATACGCTCACTCGATTATCATAAAACTCCGTATATATTTAAACTTGATGGAAAAACTGTTTGGTCATTTTATAAAGATGGTAAATTCTGTTTACAAATAAATTATGGCAATGATATTGTTAAAGAAATTGACATAAGTGAAGATGATTTCAATAAAAAATATAATATAATAGAAAGTAATGATGTATTATTTAATGGCGGCGGATATCCTTTGATTTTATATAATATTTATATTATATAAAATGCCGCCAAAATCTAAGAAAAGCATGCCACCAAAATGCGGACAACCGATATCACGTACTATATTTGAAACTCAGAGAATGGTAGAAAATGCAAGGCAACGACAGAATGCAAGAGAAGAGGCGCGAATGGCAGAGACGGCGGCAGCAAGAAGATTAATACAAATAGCAACACACTATAAAACAAACAAGCGGAAATAATAAAATATTATATATGTATAATGGATTTATCTCTTTCTCTCATTACACTTATTATGGGGGAAGATATTGTACTTGATCAATCACAATATAGAGTATTAAGATCTTTTGTTATGTTAAGCAAAGAAATACCAACATTTGATGAATTAATGGATGAATATAATAAAATAAAAGAAACTAACCAAAGAATGCAATATGTAGGTTATTGCATTTTAGCCCGTTGGTTTTTATTTTTTAAGTCCAGGTCCGATGATAGAAGAGTAAAGATGGCTGAAGCATTCAGAGATCTTAATTATTTGCATAGAATCTCAGAATTTAGCTTGGGGTCAGATAATGCAATAATTTATAATTTATATAAGAATGATTATTCAGATCGGCCTATAGATCGGCCCTATAAAGATTCTATTCGTATATTACTATTACATATTGATTATTTTAGACAAAAAACGGGAATATATATAAAAAAATCAGAACCATATAACGGAACACCACATCTACCACCTTATTTCTATAGCCAAACATTACCTGGTGCTACTGATTCTGGCGGAGGAGGCAAACGTAGTGTTCCAAAAAGAACTAACCAAAAATTTTCTTATAAAAATAAGGAATACGTAATTTATGAAGGATCGCGTGCTGGTAAATATATTCGTATCAATAAAAAATTTATTTCTATTAGAAGCCTTTAATAAACATACAGAAGATAATCATTGGTTGAATAGCAATAAGAATAATATAAATAAAGAACATAGTTCCAAAGATCCCAAATATAATTAAATCAATAAAACGCTGAAAATCAGTGTCATAGCAAAAATATATAATATATATTAAAAAGCATAATATGAATGTAATTATATTCATTTTTGTTTTTGTTCTTAATCAAATTCATTTTTTATCATCATATAAAGATGTTATGATTATTTATTAGAATGATTAATCCTTATGAGTTTTTGGGTTTAACTGTTGAATCTTCTCCTGATGCTTTGCGTAAAGCATATTATACAATGTCGCTATCTTGTCATCCTGATAAAGGGGGGTCGCAAGAAGCAATGGTTGTTCTTCAAGCAGCATATAGATATATAAAAGATCAATTTGATAATATTACGGATCAACCTGATGCAGGGAAATCTTATGAAGCATTACAAGAAGAGTTTGATAATTATATTAAAATGCAAGATGCTATGAAACCTCCTTCATTTCTTAAAGTTGTTGCGGAATCACTTGATATTAAACCGAGCGATTATATGGAAATATATGATGAAATTGCACCAAAACTACCAGATTCTATAATGTATGATGTTATGATATGTACTTTAAATGAAATTATACGTAAAAAAGAATTACATGAAAAAGATATTTTACGCAATATTACAAAAGAGGAAGTTCTAGATGCAATTCGTATTGATTTATTAAATTATAATAATAAAAATGATACATCACTGTATCATGCATCTATTCCCGGTGGCTATGGTGGTTTAATGGATTCAAGTGATCCTGCAAATGAAGTTGCAGAGGCAATTGTTCCGCCCAAAAATATTTTTGAAAAAAAAGATATGATAATTTATCATGAACCCGATTCTGTTTGTAGCTATACTATTGGGGGAACTGGAGATTTACCAATACCTCAAGAGAAAGATGATTATAGTCTTTATTCAAATTCTAAATCTTTGCCAATAACTGATTATAAACGCGCGTATGGAGGTGAAAATTTAGATACAGCATCTTCTATATTTGAATCAATGTGTTCGCCAGAATCTATCGATATTCGTTTGGCTACACAAAAACTACAGAGAGATATTCTTGATGATATTAGGAGATCGCCTGAAATAGTTAAATTAAATGATTTATAATATATAAATGAGAACTCGCTCCTTTAAAGATTTTATATTTTTTAGTATTGATCCCATTGATACTAAACATATTTATATAGAATTTATTAGTGAAAAAGCTAATATAATAGATTTAAATACAAATGAAGAAGCACAAGAACTTCTTGATGAATTATTTAAATTGCTAGATCCAATAATATTATTATGTAATTTGGAAATGAGAAGTTTTATTATTACAGTAGATATGAAAAACGCAAATATACTTCGCTACAAAATTAATATACTTAAATATATTATTGAAAAATTACACGAACATATTAAAACGGATCGTAAAGATTTAACGGAAAAATGTTATGTAAAAAATGCTGATATAGTATTAAAATCTATATATTTTATAGTTAGTCCTTTTATAGATAAAACATTTATGGATAAAATACATATAGAATAAAAAAATGAAATGGATTCTTATAGTAATATAAGAATGTCGCAGGCACGCGCAAAGGAATTTGTAGAATCTTTTAATGAAATATTCAAATCATTTAATGAGAATGAATATAAGATACCTGGTTATGAGAATAAAGAAACTGCTGTTTATTTTTATAATGGATACATTGACTTGATTCAGATGGGAACTTGTCTCTATGCGCCAGAAATTAGAGATACAAATATTACAAATGATACATATATGTGGGTTTACTCTTGTGGATTAGGTTTTAGCACTATCTATATCCTCATAGATAAACGGCTCTGGATGAACCGCTACTCTTCTACTTCTAAATAATCTTAACATACTATTAACTTTACTGCTACCTGTACTGCTACCTGTACTGCTATTTTGTGTAGATATAATAAGGGGTTGTGGTTTTCTTTGTGTTTGTGGCTGTGTCTTTGTATCGTTTTGTTTAGTATGAAATTCTGTATCTCTAATACGTTCCATAAAATATAATTTATCGAAATTGCTATATAAGTTTAAGCCATCTTGCATTAATTGATAAATTTCTTTTTTTAGTGAAGAAATATCAATACTACTTTCAGAGTCCAAGCCCCTTAGTTCTTTATCTAATATAGCAATAATAAGTTTAAATTGTCTATCGATGCCAATATTTTCTTTTTGAAAATTTTCATAATCTGAATTAGTATATTTCCTGTTGTCCTCGTTACGTTTAGGAATTAAAAACGACCATAATAGTACCTCAAGTAATGATGCAATATTATTTATTTTTATAAATTGTTTCTGTATATCTCCGCTTAAAGAAGAACTTGATCTTTCTTTTGCGGGTTTGCCTCTTAAATCTAATAAATTTTCTATTTCTTTAATTTGTTCTGTTCTTGCGCTTAAATCGGTGGAAGAAGCTTTTAAATCCTCTAATTTTAATCTTAGTCGTGCTCTTTCTATTATTGCGTCTATATCTAATGAAAATATTGGATTAGTATCCATATCATCGCTTATTTTTAATTTTTGTGCCATTTTACGCAATTCTGTTATTTTACTATTTATACTTATTACAAAATTATTAGTTTTTTCTTCTAAATCATCTAATAAATCTTTAATATCAACTCTAAGTAACTCAGAATTGTTATTATACTTTTCTCTCAAATACTCTAACTCTAATTTACTTAATAATAATAATCTTCCTCCTAACATTTTCTTACATTTATCAATACACTTGCGCAATGTTTTATGATTTTTATCATTTTCTAATTCTTTCATTATAAGTTTTTTAAAGCCGGGTTTTTTGCTTAAAGTAATTAATTCTTGAAGAATCTGCGGCGTTTTCTTTTTAGACATTTTTGCAAAAATAATAGATGCTTCTACTTCTCTGCTATTCATTATAATTATTTAAGAAATATAAATTGATGTAATCTTTCAATTACGTAGCCTTCTATTGGATTAATATCATTCTGTAAAATTTCAACAATATTTAAATAATATTCTTTAGGTCTATTTAATATTGCTTTTTTAGACACTATAAATTGAGCACCCGCGCCAAAATGAAAATCCATATCAGTTTTTCTCACATTAAATAATTTTTCATAAATATCTATTAACGGGAGTCCATGATGATGCGGACAACCTCTTAAATTACAATTCAAAATATATTCACTTAAAAACTCAAAATCAATATTTAATTCTTTATTATTGATAAATTTATTTAAATTAGATATTATATTTGGAGAATGATCAAATGGATTTCCTTGTAAAAAAATCGTATAATCATCTAAATTATCATAATTATCGCAAATATATTTATAATACGTATGTCCTTCTCTTCCAACATTATTTAATAAAATTTCATTAAAAGTATCTTTTAATTTTTCACCTTTATTATAAATAATTACATTTGGAAATTGCTTAGTCCATTCTATATTTTCATTATATCTTGCTATAACAATAGTAAAATTCATATATTATATCTCTTGTATATATCTTTATATCTTTATTTAAGATAATATAATATATAAAAATATATGAATGAACAGAAAGCCATAAAATATTTAAATTTAGCGAGATTTATGGCTGAAACGTTTTCGAAAGATCCTAATACAAAAGTAGGATGTATTTTACTAAATCCTGTCAGTTATAATATATTATCAATGGGATATAATGGTTTTCCACGAGGAATTAATGAAAAGGCAGAAAGATGGCAAAGGCCAACTAAATATAATTTTGTTTGTCATGCAGAATTGAACGCATTAACAAATGCTTGTCGTAGCGGAGTATGTACTGATAATTCAATTGCAATTATAACGATGTATCCGTGTTGTACATGTTGTAAAAGTCTTATACAATCTGGAATAAAAACAATAATAACAGTGCGGCCAAATTATCAAAATAATCAATGGGGGGAAGAATTTAAAGTATCTAAAATAATGCTAGAAGAAGCGAAAATTAATACAGTATTTTTAGATTAGTTATAATAAATCTGGATTGTGTTTCGCCCATTTTGAAAATATCTGTTTTAATTCTCGCGATTTCGGATGTGTTTTAGCAACTAATGCCATAGATTTTATCATTCCCATTTGTTGTTTTTTAATATTCGATTTTGCAATTGGAAGATACTTTTTCTCTATTTCATCGCTATAATACATCAAAGGGTTACTATATATGCTTGATTCTTCTTCATTTTCAAAATTGGCTACAAAATTAATAGCTTTACTTATAGTTATCAATCCATGTGGATATGTTTTTGATAATTCGTCAAATAATTTAAAAAATCTTTTATGAGTGGTATTACCTACTCTATTATATTTAACGTTTTTATATACAATAAATTTATTACGTATTTCATATATTTTTGCGTCATTATAATAATTCTCACCTTTAAATCTCTTATTTCGGAAATCTTCAAATGATTCATATAATTTACCCGAGCCAAATATATTATTATAAAATTTACTATAATGATCTATATATTTCGTGACTTTTTTCATTTCTTTATGTTTAGTATAACCTATAAATGATCCGTTTTTATCTTGATATTCTAATAATTCTTCAAGTGCTTTACTTATTTGTATAATAATTCTTTCCAATATTTGTAATATTCTAGAATCGCGGTTTGTTATTTCAGTTAAATATTTAGGTATATTAGAATCTAATTTATAACTTGGGCTATCTTCTATACTACTCGCATTTGGAGTTCTTGAATGCGGAGATAAAGACATCTTATATATAATAAATAGTAAAATTTTACTTAAAAACATATAATTTTATCTATATAATGAAAAAATTAATAACAATAATATGTATTGTTGCAATTGCTTTAATATTTATATATAAAATATCAATTCATTTATATCACGATAAAATTTCATCAATTGTTGAATATGATAAAATAGCAATAGCAGATTTTCTAAGAGAAGTTCAAACAGGAGATATTATTCAAATTATTAATCGATTTAATCCGCGTTTTTTACAATATGCTTTTTTGGGTCTTGTGGTAGGAACTTTTTATTTACATACTGCTATCGTAATTAAAGGAAAAGATGGCGTTCCTTATATAATTCATATGCAAATAATTAATAATAAACAATATAAAAGATATAGTGAGAATAAAAATGAAAATACTGGTGGGATTTATATTGAAAAGCTCGAAGATCTCTTGATTCTTTATATTAAACGATACCGTTCTTTATTTGGATGGTATAGAGTTCGAGATAATGCGCGTATGAAATTTAAACCACATAAAATAATAAATTCTGCATTTTCTATAAAAAATATAAAATATACTACAAATGTTGAAATAATGCATCATATTTTTCGCAAAATTATTAAATCAACTGATAAATTACCTAAGAAAAGTGCACAATGTAATATTGTAATTGGATATATATTAGAAAATCTAGGTATTTTTAAGAAATCGCGAGATATATATGCGGAATATACACCAGATTTATTTGAAGGTTTACTTGATATGTGCGGTGCATATGATACTATGAGACAAGTTAAAATAATAATATAGATTCATATTAAATGATAGTAATATTAAAACCATCAAAAACTATTACAATAATTGATACCTCAATATTATACTTAAGTATTTATTTACGATGTGTAAAAAAATATACATCATCTATGACTTCTTTTAATTATAAATCTCTTCATAGAAATCTTAATTTTTTGCAATATTTTGAGTCAGAATTTAGAAGAGAAATTGGCAATTTATTGAAAATTGATAGTAATTCAACTTATACGAATATGATTTTTGTCAGAGATACACCAGTTGCTCGTAATTGGCGAAAATTGACAATAACAAATAGCTACAAAAGTAATAGAAAACCTATGTTGGAGTTCGACCCAGGGGTACATATTTTTTTTTGGAATAAATTAATGCCAAGACTTGGTCTTGAATTGGGTATTAAAATAATATATTATGAACCTCTTGAAGCAGATGATATTGTATATTTGATTGTTCAAAAACTAAGAGAAATATATCCAGAAACAAAAATTAATATAATAACAAATGATCGAGATTATTTACAAATCGCAGATCATAAAACATTTGTGTATAAAACTAATGGTAGATTATTAGAATCTACATTAGGCGATTCGTTATTTGATAGAGCAATTAAAATATTAAGTGGAGATACATCTGATTATATTAAACCAATATATCGTGGTTGCGGAGAAGTAACTGCATATAAATTATTAAAAAAATTATATTTGCCGAAAAATTATCAAGAATCTGTACTCGCGGAAAAAGAACTGGTAGATAAACAACTTCTCGGCGAAATGTTTCAACAAGATTTATTGAATACAAATAATCTAGGTGAAAGAATATTTATGTTATTAACGAAAGATAGACGCGAAAAAAGCAATGACACACCAAAAACAATTGCAAATAATCTTGAAATTAATGCGCGATTAATTGATCTTTCGCGCATTCCCGAAAAATACAAAGAAGACTTATTTAATAAATATATATTTGCAGAAAAATATAGCAGTATTTAATCTATAGATACATCGTAAATAGTAATACCGACTTCGTGATCTTCGTCGTCGTGTTTTACTTTAGGAGGTTTTATGCAAAATAAGAGACACATAATATAATTTTAATTTTCTATAAAAACTAAATCATTTTTTATTAGCTTTTAGTTTACGTCTTTTTCGGCCACCAGACGCAGGTACAAATGGTGGACCAAGAGCTTTTATAATTGGAAGTTTTGAATTATTATTAGAATTTAACCATTTTTCCCAAGTATATTTAGTAAAACCAATTTCTTTGTTTCCCTTTAGAAGCGCATTCCATTCTTCTGTCGTTACTTTTTTATGATCTTTACATTGAAATGTTGTTGCTTTGTCGAATGCATGTTTTATATTAGCCGTATCATCATCTGCAAAAAATATATTATCTTTGTTTAAATATGTTTCATTAAGGGTTTTATCGTCAACATCATCTCCTTTATGTAACCAAGCTTTCTTCAATAAATTATTTTTATAATTTTTTGTATCGGATACACCTTTATTAGCATAGATTTCAATATTACTTATAAAATCTGATAAATATTTATTTATATATAATTGTATAATCTCTTTTATACCAAAACTTACTATTGCAATGCGCCCACCTTTATTAATTATATCTGATATAAATCTCTTAAAGAAAACTAAATCTGCAAAATGTGTTTCATCAATATCTAAATTAATATCCCTTAAAATCTGTTCACTTATTATTCCATTTCTAGGTATAAAAATTTTATATTTTTTAAATGCATGTATTTTCAAAATAGTTTCATCAAAATCAAAAGCAAAAAGCTTACCAGATAATGATTTTGGATCAGGTCTTGCAACAGTACTTGGGCCGGCACGAGATGTAGATCCTATCTCAAAATGTGCCATTCTTTCTGTTAGTCTGGGAAGACCTGCTTCACGTGCTGTTAATCCAAGTGGTACATCTGTTTTGGGTTCAGATCGTGATGTAGGTATTTTTGCAGATCTAATGGCTTCATTTATTTTATTCATAATAATCCGACTATCTAATAATATACCATTATTAGTTAATCTTAAAAGTTTGTCTAATTCTTCTTTCATTTTTTTCTTATCTTTTTCAAATAAGGCTATACCATATTTTGCTGCTGCATTTAGAATTTTTATTTTAAGATCATCTGATATATCATCATCTACCTCATTTATTAATTGTAGTGTAATATTATCGGCAAGAATTGCTTTAAGTGTTAATTGGATTAAACTATCACCTAGTGTTCTTTGTGTTAGAAAGTTTGATTCATTCTCATAAAGATTCTTTATATCTTTTGCTGCTTGTACATATTCTTTTCCAATCGGAGATTTTCCCAACCCACCACCTCTTTTTATTTTACGCGTCATAAATTCTACTTAAATTTTCTTTAGAAATTATTTTAATTTTCAATTCTTTTGCTTTTTCTAGTTTTGTACTTATTTCATTAATATCCGCTGCGATTACCAATGTTACATTTTTAGAAATAGATGTGGCTATTTTCCCTCCTTGAGATTCAATAATTTCTTCAAGTTTTTTATCACGAAAACCGGTAAAAACTACTTTAGCATCTTTGAAATCAATTGTATTATTCCGTACTGCAATTTGTTGTATTGGGGATGAATGTTTCTTTTCACCCTTGCAATCCATCGGAATTTCACGCATTAATGTAAAGAACCTCGGCATACCCTCTAGAAATCCTTTTGCGGAAATTTCCGCGATCCCTTCTATCTCTATGAGTTGTGCAAGAGTAGGCATTTTTTGATTTAATATTTCTGGCAATTCTTTAATAATTCCCGCTAATTTCTTTGTTCCAAATCCACGGCCGAAAATATTAGATGCCGCCATCATATTAACACAAGTTGCCGATTCATATGCATCATTAATAGATTTTGCGATTTTATCCGCACTTACTTTTTTAAATCCTTCAATTTTCAATAGATCTTCACTTTTAACTTTAAAGAATTTTGGAATAGTATCAAAGCCTGCATCAATTAGTTTAGAGATTACACCTTTGGCTACAAATTTAATTTCAAGAGTTTTGGCAAAATGTTCAAGAGTCTTTAGTTTCTGCTGTTTTGTCATTTCATTTTCGCGGACAACCATAATATCAATATGACTTTCATTCCATTCCCATTTATTATCTAGTGGAAAACTTGCACCAGTTTCTGTACCTGAAATTACTCGTAAAATATGCGGAATAACATCGCCACTTCGTATGATAATTAAATGAGTACCCGGACCAATTCTATTTTTCTCTATAAAACCGGCATTAAAACCTGTTGCTTTTTGTATATTTACACCGGCAAGTGTAATTTGATCAAATGTTACGGTGGGTTTATAGTATCCATCTTTGCTAATATTCCATAGTACTTCTTTTACTATAACTTCCGCTTCTGTATGAGTAAGCATACTTTTAAAAGCAAATGAATATGCGGGATTTTTACCCGATATTAATTTATGAACTATTGTATCATCTGTTACAACAATACCATCAATATCATAAGGACTATTATTGCGGCGCTCAATTAATATATCTGATAATCTTTCTACAGTTAATTCATTATTTGATAATAATAATGTGTAAACTGTTTTAAAACCAAGATTTTCTATGTATTCTATACTTTTAGAAGCAGTCATTTTAGGCTCAATCAGTTCATACGCCACAAATTCAATATATTTTGCAATATTTTTATTGGGTGCTTTAGAATGCAAAATACCAGCAACAAGATTACGCGCATTTGAATATTCTGGATGCATCGCGTGAATTATTTCCCAGTTCTCTTTTGATATAATAATTTCTCCTCTGATCGCAATATTTTTACTAGTAATACGCTGAAAATTCATAAAAGGTATTAAATGCGAAATATTCTGACCAATTTTCCCATTTCCACGCGAATATAAAGTTTCTATACCATCTTTATAACATATCATGCCAGAATTACCATCTAGTTTATCAGAAACTAGAAGAGAGCCTTTGTAATTACTTTTCCATTTATCAATAGCAGCAGAATTATCGCGAATTTTATCGAGAGAACCCATCCAATACGGAAGTTTTATTTTGCCTTCATTTGGTATTGCTCCAACTTTTGATAAAAATGGATGATTTGGCGCTATTTTTCTCAATCTTTCTTCAAGTAAATCATATTCTTCATCAGTAATAATAGGTTTTGATGTATTACGATAAGCTATATTTGCTTCTGTTAGAAAAGCCACAAGTTTTTCAACTGTATCAAGTTCTTTATGAATATTCATTCTATTAATTAATAATTAATAAAATATCAAATTTTAGACCTAGGTAAATAAAAAATGACTTATATTCAAAAGTATTAAATATTGAGTCTAAAAATGGATATTATAGAGACTATTGATGCAATTTTTGATGAATTGTATCAAAATTTACATTTATATACCAAATCTAAACATATTACCCAGGTTAAAAAAGAAATAGAAAGAGTTAAATTATCCATTATAGAAGTTGCCGGTGGAAATTGTATTGATACTGATAAAATTATCGAATGTATATCTGGAAAGAATATGTTCTTAGAGTAATATAAAATAAAATGGATCTTGGAAAAATGATTAGATTAGCGATTGCATTTGTAGTTTTTGTGATATTAATAACTATTGCAAGATATGCGGTATTGCCACCATTAAAAGTTGGTATACCTGCATTACCACCTGTACAAATAATGGACACTGCATTTCAGACATTTATGTCTATTTGTCAACAATTTATGGGATACATAATAATTGTTTTAATAATTATATGGTTATTATATAAAATAATATCAAAAATACCATTAATAGGTAAAATTATAATAAAGAAAATTCCTGTTTTTAGCGCTTGTAAAAATTCTGGTATTTTTGGTTTATTTGATAATATATTTGGCATAATATTTAGTAGAGCGACAATTCCTGATAGATTTATGCGATTTGGCAGAGCAGTTACAGATTTTACCAAAAGTAGCGTAACATATTTAGCAAAAACTTCAAATGATATGTTACCTATATTTGATAGTAAAAGTGTTGATAAAACAAAGCCAAAACCAGTAAAAACAACAGATCCTAGTTTTATACCATCTGATAATGATTATTTACAAGATCAGCTACAAATGTGTCTTGAAGAAAATATAATACAAGTTACGCCTGATATGACTGATGCTGATAAAAAATATGTAGCGCTTCAGAATCAGTCAACTTTAACACTATGTAAAACAAAACAATTGCGAGTAATTATGGATAATATGTCTTGGAAATTACCGTCTTAATGATTTTCTAGTATGATTATAAATAGAAATGGCTGATACTGCTTCATCACTATCTGTTACAATCCCGTATATTAATTTAGATATATTAAAGCCTCTCAATGTAACTGAAGTAATATTATATATTACAATAGTTTTTTTAGTAGCTATTATGGCTGTATTATATTATAATAATAATATTCAATATATTGTTAATAAACTATCAAGATGTCTGCGAAATAAGAAAAATAGCATCGCAAATATCTATACTGCTACGGGTATTAATGGAAGTAATGTTCCTATTTTTGATATTACATATGATTTAAATCGCAAAATATTTTATACAAAATCGCGGTTACCTGATGGCAATATTGAAAATAAATGGCCTATGCGAATACCAACATATGATTTTGTAAGAAAACAAACTTCTGGATTGATGGAAATAGAAACTGTATATTCCGATAAAGATTATACAACTAATAGAAACATACCATTTAGATATATAGGTGATGGACCATTACTCGATTTTATAGAATCGAATGGTGGATTGACTTATATGTTTAATTAATCTACTATAATTATAAACAGAAATGGTTAATTTAGAAATATTAAAACCTGTTAATGGAAGAGTAATAGTATTATATTTAATACTATATTTTCTATTAAGTTTAATATGTATATTATATTATAATAATAATATTCAATATATTGTCAATAAAATATCTAGATGTGTTATTGATGCAAGAATTAAATCTAGTGCAAATAACGTATTTACTGCAACTGGAATAGTTAAAAATAATACAAAAAATATCAATATTCCCGTTTTTGATATTGCATATGACTTGAATCGCAAACAATATTCTACAAAATGTTTATTACCGGAAGGATCTGTTGCTAATAAATGGCCGGTTACTTTACCTACGTATAATTTTATAGAAAAACAAACCGGAGAAAATATGAATATACCAATTTGTTATTCCGATAAGAATTATATTAATAGTAATGTATCTTATATAGGTTATGGTCCATTGGTAGATTTTATAGTATCTGGCGGATTTGATACAAATATGTTTAATGATGGCACAACTCGCGGGAATAGATATCCGGCATCATTAGTTGCACAGATTGCAACAAGTAATATTGCCGGGCAGATGGCTACTCGAAATAATCTAAATGCAATCACTATTCAAAATATGATTAATCCCTTAATTGAAAATGCTGGTATTAATAAAAAATAAATATATTATAAATGGAATTACAATTAATTTTTCCATTCATAATAATGTTTTTCATTTTAGTTCTATCAATACAATTATTTCAAGCGATGAAAATAACATCGGATGTTCAAAAAAATACACAAAAGCAAAAGATTACAAAAAATACTGCAAAAAATGTAACGGTGCAAAACATTGATGGAGTATCATTATATAATATAAATTATGATATACCGAATAAAGGTATTAGCATGTCGTGTGGATGTCCGAAAGGTGATGTTGTGAATAAATTCGAGAATATTAAAGTATATAATTATAATACTCATACAAGTCAATATGCTGATACATTGATATGTGGTTGTGATTCTCAATATTCCCTGCCAATAACTCCAATATTTGGATCTGCCGAAGAAGATGGATTTATTAATATAATTAAAAATATAATTTACGATATAATAATAACATCAGATTCGAAGAAAGTAGATTCAACTATAAATACTATGAAATATACTATACTATCTAAAAACAATGAAATAATAATTACTGTAGAAATTACATCTGATAATGTAAACTTACAGAGTATTTTAACTCATGATTCTACTATGCTCCCTTATTTTATAAATGCTAAATATCCATATAGTTTTAGAATATCACCAGATAGTAAGGTAGAGACCGGCAATATAATTAAAGGTATTTATATAATAGAAAATAAAGAATTAGAGTTAGAATCAGATTATACATCACAATTTGTCTATAAAGGTGATCCTGAATTAATACGCTATATGAAATCTAATGATAATTATATATTTGAAAATGATTTATATATCTAATGTGGCGAACATAATTTCTAGTTGTTTTCTTTGATCAGAACTTAATGTTTTCTTAGGATATTTAATATTACATATAATAATTAAATTACTATTATGAGTCATACCTTTTCCTGGAATAGTATAATTTTTTCCTGGTTCAATAACGCCAAAACGATCTATATTCATATGTATATCTCCGCTAAAATGTGGAATAATAATATCTTTACCAGTTACTGATTCGACGAATGTAATATTTAATTTATAAATAAGATCATTATCTTGTCGAATAAAATTTTTATCTTCATCAATTATAATTTTTAATACAAGATCTCCTGGTGTTTCTTTTGCAGATTGAATCTGTTCACCTAGACCTACTAAGCGAATTTCATGACCATGAGTTACTGCTTTATGAATATCAATATCTTGTTTTTTATCAACAGTATATGTACATTTACCTCCGCATTCACTACAATCTTTGCGGGTCTTTGAAATACTACCAGATCCTCCACAACGACCACACTGACGATTAATCATTTGTGTAAAAATTGCAACACGATGCATTTCTGTAATCATACCAACCCCTTGACAATCGCTACAAGTAGTTTTACATTTGCAACAAGTTTTTGTTAAAATTATTTTAATAGATTTCTTTACACCTGTAAACGCATCGGCAAGAGAAATACGTATCTCGTGCATATTGTCACTGCGTCGGTTATGTTGATGACCGCCGTGTCCGCCGTGCATATTAAAATGATGATGAAATCCGCCACCACCAAATGGATCACCACCTCCAAACATTTGTTGAAAAATATCGTGCGGATTAAATCCGGGATGACCCGCGCCAGCATTTTGCATACCACCAGATTCTAGGCCAGCATCACCAATTTGATTATATTGATTTCGCTTCTCATCATCACTTAATATTTCATATGCTGCAGATATTTCTTTAAATTTCCCTTCATCCCCCCCCTTATCTGGATGATTTTGTACAGCTAGCTTCTTATATGCTCTGCGAATATCATCTGTGGACGCATTTTTATCAACTCCTAATATGTCATATAGTTTCATTTTAGATATAAAAATAATTGAAATCCTTATATACGTTATCTATCTAACTAATAATCTATTAACTCTTTCATGATGACTGGAAATTTGTTGATCACGGTCTTTTAATCTTCTAAGTCTCTCTATTTCATTTCTTTCCTCTGTTTCTTTAAGTTTTGCAACATATCTTAATTCTTCTTCAGTAGGAGGTTTTTTAATAATTTTATCTCGGGATTTTTCATATTCTGATACAGATTTATATTCTTTGCGCGATTTTATGCTATTTGGATCGATTAATCTACTTGTCGTATGAGCAACCATATAATCTGTATATTGAAGATTTCGGTGATCTGATACACCTTCATTCGTACTGCTAAAATCTGCAGGTTTATCTCCTCCTAATTCGGTATATTGTATAGATTTTGCAAGGGGAAGAGGTTGAGGATCTGAATATTTTGTTATTTGTTTGCTATTTACAGTGACTTTTTGATCAAATGTTTTATTAAAAACATCATTATTAAATTTATTCATAATTTTAGGAAGATTAATATCTTCTCTTACCTTTGAAGATTTTTCCATAATATCACCGTAACCAATCGCATTATCATCTTCAAATCTATTTTCATCAAATGTTCTATTAAATTTATCTAAAAAATTATCATCTTGTTCATTTATTTTTTGTATATTATTTTTAATATAATCTTTATATCCTCCTTTAAGTTCACCATATTGTTTATTTGATTCGCGTGCTTTATATTCTTTTGCTAAAATTTTAAAGGCTTCACTTACTTTATTAAATAGGATTTCGGATCCGCCTTTATCCGGATGAACTAATTTGGCTACTCGCCTATATGCATTTTTCAATTCTTCCCATTCAAAGTTTTTTGTTAAACCGAATATTTCATATGGATCAATATCGCTTTCATGTTTTATAGAATTATAATATTCTTGATTTCTCGAAGAATTATTGCCCATCTATAATTATTTAGTTTTATTTGTATACGTGACTCTACGCGTAATCATTATTTGCGACTAAATTTATTGCGTTTGGTATAAATTGCTAAATTAATAACTACATTGTAATCTAATGTATCAAACAAAGACCCATCGGATTTTAAAATAGAAATTTCAAATTTATTTAACTTTCCGGCAACAGGATTAAATACATATGTATTTGGATCAGTTTCCAAATAAACACTTGAAGTATCATAATATGATAATCCATCTTTAGATGTAATAAAGTTAGCAAACGCAGATTTAATATTATCATTTCCTAGAATTGTGTGTTTATAATCATTAATTTGTAGATAAATTGAAGATAATTGTAAAGAACTTCTTCCACCATATATATCAAATTTAATTAATTTAATTGCTAAAACATCACGAATGGTATCTAGATTAATAATAAAATTATTTGTTTTTGCATTAATATTTATATTTCTATGATTTGAATCTAATACTATTATGTTTTTTTCAATATGCTCATTTGTTCTATAATTAAAATTATCATTATCGATATTCATTTATAATAAAAATATATATAAATTTATTCTAAAAAACGAAAATTTGATTTGTTTTATCTCTTATTAATTAGTAAAAATGGCGCCCTTAGCCAAAAAAGTCTGCCTTAACAACAAAAGCTTTTTTTACACGGGCAAAGAACAATCTCCATTGGGCTTGGGTTATTGTGCGATATCTGAGAATGTAGGAATAAAAAAGAAAGGCAATGATGACTCAATGTGGATTGTTGGTATGAAAAACGGAATGCGCGTTTGGGTACGTTGTCCAGATGAATTGAGCAAGGATTCGCCAGTTATGAAGAAACCCGCTGTTCAAATTCAAGTCGATACGGAATCTGACTCCGAATCCGATTCAGAATCTGATGATATGCCTAAGCCTGAAAAAACCGAAGAAAAGCCTACCACTAAGCCGGCCACAGTAGAAATTAATACAGATTATGATTCAGATTCGGATTCAGATTCGGATTCAGATTCGGATTCAGATGCCAAGCCTGTTGCCAAGCCTGTTGCCAAGCCTGCTGCCAAGCCTGCTGCCAAGCCTGCTGCCAAGCCTGCTGCCAAGCCTGCTGCCAAGCCTGCTGCCAAGCCTGCTGCCAAGCCTGCTGCGGATGCCAAAACTGCTACGGATGCCAAGCCTGCTGCAGATGCCAAGCCTGCTGCGGCTGCCAAAACTGCTGCGGCCGCTAAGCCTGCTGCGGCTGCCAAAACTTCTGCGGCCGCTAAGCCTGCTGCAGATGCCAAGCCTGCTGCAGATGCCAAGCCTGCTGCAGATGCCAAGCCTGCTGCAGATGCCAAGCCTGCCGATGCCGCCAAGCCTGCTGCAAAAAGAGCACCGACTGATTATAATATATTTATCAAATGGAGAATTCACCAACTCAGTATCGAGCAGCCAGAGCTAAAACATACGGAGAAAATGGCAACTGGTGCAAAAGAATGGAAGGAGCTAGGCGATGATAAGGCATCTGTGATGATTGAAGCGAGGAAGTTTTATAATAAAGATAAGTGAGATTTTATCAAATCTTTCCAGTATATTTTACAATTTTTCCAATATATTTTACAAGAATTTAATTTTTGTTCATATTCATTGTTTTCTTCAATATCATTTATAATAGATATGGCTTCTTCCCAATTATTTACCATAATAAATGGAAAATCGCCTAAAATTTTTGGAAAAACATAGTAATAATATGATGGATTATATATTAAATGTTTTGGCGTGTTTGATAAAACAATTGGGATTGCTCCTGCTTCGAGTGCTTCATATAATCTAGAGCATTCTATTATGATTTTACCAGGCGGGCATAATATATATTTGGATTCTTGCATTAATTTAACATAATTTTCTGTACTTAGACCTTCTTCCGAATCAAATGTATTTGCAGGTGTTGGATGAATTTTATAATTATCAAAATTTAATGAAAAAATATGTAATGGTAATGCACGGTCTTCTCCATGAATTGCGCCTGCAAAACTCCAAGTATATTTTTTATCCGTATTTTTAATATATTGTGTAAAACCACTTTTATATGCACACGGAAAATGTGTTACTTTTGTATTGAATACGTGATGCGGATGAACATAATTTCTCCATATAAATTTGCAAAAATCATTTTCGAATAAGAATTCTAATCGATCTGACAATATCTCTTCGCTTAAATATATAATACCAAAATTATGTTTTATATTATCTAAGTTATTTTCTTCTCTAAAACCGCACCAATAACTAACAATAAAAATACAAGGAATATCCTGATATTTTGTTTTTTTTTCTTCACGCGTAATATATAACGTATCTTCTGGTAATAAATGAGTTAACCAATCCAGTTCAAATTCGCATCCTTCACTGACACATAAATACATTTATTAAAAAACTTTATTGTTTAACTCTTAAATGAAAGAGATTCTGGAAATACAGATATAGTTTCTGCTTTTCGTTAATTGTCTTATCATTGTAATTGCATAACATAGATTATATAATCTATAGATGTTTGTTCAGCTATGCTTAGTTTGGCAAGCCGCTTAATTATTATTTCAAAATGTGGGTTAATAACGCTATCTATCGTATTACACCTGCGAAGGCAACATCTACAAGCGCAGATAAAGCCGACATTTATAATTAAAACTTATTTGAAATAAAAATAAAAATTGATTTTATAATATAAAAGAATTTATAAAAATGAATAAAGGTATCATATTGATTGATACAAGTTATTATGTATTTTATAGATACTTTGCGACTTTGCGATGGTATGGATTTCAGCATATTAATGAAGAAATTGATTATACTGTAATTCACGAAAATTCCGAATTTCTAGAAGCATTTAAGAAACATATACAACAAGATCTATCTAAGCTACAAAAAAAATGGGAAGTTATAAAAAAAGATATTATATTCTGCGTAGATTGCGCTAGATCAGATATTTGGCGAATGGAACTTTTTCCTGATTATAAAGGATCTCGCAAAACTGCATCAACATTTAATCCAAATATATTTAATGTATTTTATACATATATTGAGGATGAAAAATATAATATTATATCTGGGAAAAGATTGGAAGCAGATGATGTCGTTTATCTAGTTGTTAAGACTTTAACTGAAGAAAAGAAAGAATACTATGAAAAAATAATAGTTATTACAAACGATAATGATTATTTACAGCTAAAGAAAGATGGTATTGAAATATATAATATGATGGGCAAAGATATTACAAGTCGCAATAATACTACTCCTAAAAATTATTTGCTTAAAAAAATATTAATAGGTGATGTAAGTGATAATATTATTAATATATGTCCAAAAATGGGTGAAAAAACTGCACAAAAATTAATAGAAATGGATGACGAAACTCGGGAAAAATGGATAGACACCAAAAAATGTCGCAAGCAATATGAATTGAATAAAACACTTATAGATTTTCGAAATATACCTGTTATATATTCGGAGCCATTAGTTAAATATCTACTTGAATTCTTTTGTGAAAAAATGATTTAAAGATAAAATTTATTTTCTTAAGTGGGTATCGCAAAATGGATGATAACGAAGATGAGATGTGGGCTCTTCTTAGTGAATTACGTGGTGATATTCCTAAATTACCTGAAGAACTGGAATTAGATTGTTGTGAAAAATGTAAAAAATTTAATTTAATAATAGATGATGGTCAAAATATTTGTTTAGATTGTAATACTATACAAAATCGTATTATAGATGCAACTGCAGAATGGAGATATTATGGCGCAGATGATACACGTGATGGTGACCCTACAAGATGTGGTATGCCATCAAATGATCTTTTACCGAAATCATCACTTGGATCAATAATTGGGGGTCGAAAAGGTGATAATAGAGATATGAGACGTATTCGCATGTATCAAATGTGGAATTCGATGCCATATTGGGAAAGAACATTGTATAATATTTTTGATAAATTAACGAATAATACAACTAATCACGGCATACCGATGAAGGTAATTGAGGACGCAAAAGTATTATATAAAAAAGCAAGCGAAAAGAAAATTAGTAGAGGAGATAATAAAGATGGTCTCATTGCATCTTGTATATATTACGCTTGTTTAATGAATAAATTACCTAGGTCGCCAAAAGAAATAGCTAGAATGTTTAATATAGATCCAAATGTATTAACTAAAGGAAACGCGCGTTTTCAAATACTATTGCAAGTTAATGTTGATTCATCGAATCCCGATGATTATATTACACGATTTGGCTCGAGATTAAATATGAATTATATAGATGTTCAAAAATGTAAAAATTTTGCGAAAAAATTAGATGAATTAGAAATAGTATCAGAAAATGCACCTACTTCTGTGGCAGCAGGGGCTCTGTTTTATTATTGTTCTAGCAATGAACTAGATTTTTCCAAAAAGCAAATTGCAGATGTATGTGAAGTATCAGAAGTAACTATTACAAAATGTTATAAGAGACTTTTAAAATATAAAGAAATGCTAAAATAAATATTATTCTATTATAATATGGATGCTATATCACTGGGGTATTTAATTAAGAATACTATGTATCTTAAACAAAAAGAGAAATTCGATGGAAAAACTGCATCAGAACCTGTGGCTGCATCTACAATTGCACCTGCGAGTACACCTGCGAGTACACCTGCGAGTACACCTGCGAGTGCAAGTGGAATAGCTGCTTTAATATTTGTTATATTATTTATTGCATTATTTGGAGGATATGCGGCATATTTAAGCTGGAGATCAAATAGTTTAATAAATTGGGGAACTGGGTGGAAAATATTTTTTGCATTTTTTGCATTTTTATCTAGCTACAGTTATCTTATTTCACATTTAATATATAAAGCTGATTTAGTTTCATATATTCGCAGATCACATGGAGAGAATGTCTAATTTAGAAATCTGCATCAAAATCTACTTTTAGTGTTTCGGTCATTGCTGTTTGACCAGCAACGAATGAAACGGGCTTTGCATATGCAGCGTTGCGTACTTCAAAGAAACTTGCTTTTACATCGCTTGCACTTTTTTCCATAAATTGAAAAGGATTTGCTTTATTATATATTTTTGGATATCCAATCATAACTAGAAGACGATCAGCAATATACATAATATATTCTGTCATTAGGTCTTCATTCATTCCAATCATCGAACAAGGGATTGATTCTATAATAAATTTCTTTTCAATTTCTACTGCTTCTTTGATCATTATATGTACCGTTTCTTTTGTAACTCTATTCTTTATTTTTGAGTATAATAGACACGCGAAATCTGTATGAATAGATTCGTCTCTTGCAATTAATTGATTTGCAAAACTTAGACCAGGGAGAATTCCGCGATCACGTAACCAGAATATCGCGCAAAAACTTGCAGAAAAGAAAAGACCTTCTACAATTGCGAATGCAATTAGTCTTTGTCCAAATGGCGCTTCTTTATCTTCAATCCATTTAATTGCCCAATTGGCTTTCATTTTAATAGCAGGATAATTTTTTACGGCATTAAATAGAATATTTTTCTCTGTTTCATCACGAATATATGTATCTATAAGCAGACTATATGTTTCAGAATGTATGGCTTCATTTGCATTTTGTATAGCATAGAAGTTCTTTACTTCTGCAATAGGAATTTCATTTGAAAAACGTTGAGATAAATTTTCCATAACTATGCCATCACTTGCTGCAAAAAATGCAAGTATGTGATAAATAAAAAATTTCTCATCTTTACTCAATTTTTCAATATCAGCCATATCTAATGCAAAATTAATTTCATCGGCTACCCAGAATGCGGATACAAGTTTTTTGTACATTTCATAAATATCGGGATACTTGATGGGAAACATAACATATTTATTTTTATTTTCTTCGAAAAGCTCTTCTTCCATGTAATGGCTATAACATTAATAAGAAATAAAAATCAAATTTTTATTTAGAATTCTTGAAAAACTAATCCTACATCTTTATTTATATGATCACGGTGTTTTTTTGCTTCAAGATCCGGAAACATTTCGGCATTCCACGCATACCATTGCATAAATGGTACAGATTGATTAAATGCTTGCATTTGATAATGGTTTATTAAACAATCTATTGCACGAACTCCATTTGGATCATTAATCATTTTATTATAAAGGCACGTTGCACCTTCCAATGTTAATATAAACGCATGAGTACAATATACTGGAACTGTAATAACATTTGCATTTATACCACATCCACAATGATGTCCTATATAACACATTCCATAATCAGTTGGTGTAATTTCGAAATATACTTCTGATAACCTATGCCAATTTATATGAAAAACTATATCATCTTCAAATATAGTTGCCCAAGGTATTTTTGAGTCAATTATATGTTTCCATAAATTTAAATGACTAAGAAGTGTACCTTGTTTATATGGGTGGCCTTTTAAATCTAAGAATTTGCCATCTGAAGGATCAAATTTCGGTGATCCGTGTTTAGCCCATTCTGCTTTTATATTTACTATAGGATCAGATGCATCTACTGCATCCCAAATAATAACATTAGTAAAGCCAGCATCTTTTAACCGATTAAGAGATATGTTTCTTCTCTTTTCTTGACGTCTCATATTTATTAAAAACGCAGGCCCTTCCATAAATTCTGAATATGAATTTGGACAAGGCATTTTTAATTACTTTAGTATAAGGATTCTTTATATCAATAATAAATGGAACTATATGAAGCAATGCTTAAGAATGATAGTACAAAGGGATTATATAAAACATGCGATTACATTAAGAATAACGAATTTGATAATTTAGAAGAAGAATGGATTAATATGACAAGTCATATTGGAAAGTTAATAACTGCATCGCATGGATGTGATACCTGGGTACATATTAATGCAGAAATGTATAAACTATTAGAGTCCGATAGATTAAGCGTTACAAATGCACTTGTATTAACTGCTAAATTATTTTTACTATTTCAAAAAGTAAATAAATTATATAAAGAAGAAACTGTTAAGGTATTGCGAAATCTTATAATAGATAATTTTCCAGAAGGCGCAATGTTATCATATTCTGGATTACAGAAATTCTCTAGAATTATACCATCTATTGATGACGATGCTTATCCTTTTTATAATCGCATACTTGCAGGATTGACTCGTCTATTATCAGAAAATGAAATTGATACATTGCGCATTTCATTGGAATATTTGACTCGTAAAAAAAATAAAATGTCTATGCCAAATATTTGGCCTGCACCAAGTATTAAAGAATCAAAGAAAGGTGACCCTGTATGGTTTTTGTGGGGTTATTTATTATTACATTTTGATGACCAAAATATAGCTACAAATTTTAATTTATTTTCATGGAATTATCAAGGGCATAAAGTTTCTCGCTACGGTTTATTATGGGGTGCACCATATCTTTTACGAACAAATGTAGCGACATTATGGACAAAAGAAGAATTAATTATAATTGAAAAGGTAAAAGGAATAGCCAAAAGTCTTTGGGAAGAAATAAATAGTATACAATCTTCTACAGAATCTACTTCTATTATGAACACATTTTATCCGAGAAATTCATTATCAATGGAGCCATTATATATAAATGACAATCAAGGAATAAAAGAGCCAGTTAAAGTACTTAAAATAAATACCAAAATGTGATGTTTTTGAAATAGTAATATTTTACAATATGTGTATTTTTCTTAGCAGGCCCGAATGTCTGTGTGTGCGAGCTTGTAGCACTTTCCGGCTATGCGGGCCTTGAATGATGGATGGACATTGACCTGTTTCTTCTTGTCACCTGAGCCAGGTCGCACCCGTACAGAAATCTCGTAAAACTCGTCAATATTCACACCCAACGGCATATTCTCATCGGCCTTGGCAATGATATCGTCCAGGTTGACCACACCGTAGGAGCCTTCTTTCTCCTCGGTAGTAAACTTGTAGACGTCATAGTCTAGGTCAGACAAGATGATGTTTGTTTCATAGCTGATGTAGTTCTTGAAAGCATTCGCCAGGATACGGCGGGCGTTGATAAGGATCTTGTACACCGGGTCATCTGAGCGAGTCATTGTCTTGCTTCGGTTAAATACGCGCTTGCGTTTCTTAACTACCCCGTCTTTCAGAAGGAGAAGCTTCTTCGCACAGACCATCTTGGCAGCATTCGCCACCTGTGACCGCATCAGACGCACCATCGCGCAGTCTTTTTCTAATAAAAAGTAAAGTGAACTTTCAATTTTTTTTTAAATTCAAAATATTTTTTCACAAATTTGTTTTTTTCTTTTTTACCGCTTTCGGTTTCGGGTTCGGTTTCGGGTTCGGTTTCGGGTTTTTCTTTTTACCACCACCATCCGGCCCCTGCCGATAACCACTGATGGCTTTGGCTTCTTCGGCTTCGTGATAAAAATATTGAGCAATATTTAAAATTTTATTTAGTAATTCTATTTCTGTTGGTTCATTATCTGCTGCTGGTTTCTCCATTTATTATAATTATGAAAGAAAAAAAAACTATTTAAGAGTTTGTATATTATTTTTTTATACCACGATGGCGGCTTCTGATTTTGCGATTGGTATAGATTTAGGAACTACCTATTCTTGTGTAGGTGTATGGCAAAATGGCAAGGTAGAAATTATTGCCAATGAACAAGGAAATCGTACTACTCCTTCGTATGTGGCTTTTACTGATACTGAACGTCTAATTGGCGATGGTGCAAAAAATCAAGCTTCGGCAAATCCGAAAAATACTGTATATGATGCAAAGCGGTTAATTGGTCGCAAATATAATGATAAAACTGTACAAGATGATATTAAGTTATGGCCTTTTACTGTAAAGCCAGATACTAATGATATTCCGATTATTGAAGTATCTTATCAAAATGAGAAGAAGACATTTCACGCGGAAGAAATCTCAGCGATGGTTTTAACAAAGATGAAGGAAATTGCCGAAACTTATCTAGGTAAAACAGTAACTAAGGCAGTTGTAACAGTTCCTGCATATTTTAATGATAGTCAGCGTCAAGCCACAAAGGATGCGGGTGTAATTGCAGGACTCGAAATTTTACGTATTATTAATGAGCCTACAAGTGCAGCTATTGCATATGGTCTCGACAAAGTTAAGGATAATAAGGAAAAGAATGTACTTATCTTTGACTGCGGTGGCGGTACACATGATGTATCTTTATTGACAATTGATGGCGGACTTATTGAAGTTGTAGCAACTGCAGGAGATTGTCATTTGGGAGGAGAAGATATAGATAATCGCCTAGTTGAATATTTTATCAAAGAAGTAATGCGTAAGAATAAGAAGGATATCTCTGGAAATGCTCGTGCAATTAAGCGTCTAAAGACAGCATGCGAGCGTCTAAAGAGAACTCTATCATCGACTGCTACTGCTACAATCGAAATTGACAGTTTGGCAGATGGCGTTGATTTTAATGCAAGTATTACGCGATCTAAGTTTGAGGATCTGTGTGCAGATATTTTTAAAAAGACGATGGATCCAGTAGAGACTGTTTTGCGCGATTCAAAGAAGGATAAAGCATCTGTTGATGAAATTGTTCTAGTTGGTGGTTCTACTCGTATTCCGAAGATTCAACAGCTACTAAGTGATTTTTTCAATGGAAAGGAATTAAATAAGAGTGTGAATGTTGATGAGGCCGTAGCATATGGTGCGGCTGTTCAAGCTGCAATTCTAACCGGTAATGGCGATGAACAAACCAAAGAGCTTTTATTGCTAGATGTTACTCCATTAAGTCTTGGTATTGAAACTGCTGGTGGCGTTATGACTAAACTTATTGAACGCAATTCTACAATTCCTACAAAGAAGTCTCAGATCTTTTCTACATATGCAGATAATCAACCAGCTGTTACTATTCAGGTATTTGAAGGCGAACGACAATTTACAAAAGATAATAGTCAATTGGGTAAATTTGATCTATCCGGTATTCCACCTGCGCCTCGCGGTACTCCTCAAATCGAAGTATCATTCGATCTTGATGCAAATGGTATTTTAAATGTCTCTGCTGTAGAAAAAGGTAGCGGTAAATCTCATAAGATTACAATTACAAATGACAAGGGTCGTTTAAGTAAGGAAGAAATTGAGAAAATGGTTTCTGATGCGGAGAAGTATAAGGAGGAGGATGAGAAGAAGCATAAGAATGTTGAAGCTCGTAATAATCTAGAGAATTATGTATATAATACGCGCGGTTCTCTAAAAGATTCTACTACAGATGGTGGTAAAGCAGCTTGGGAAGAAGCAGAGCCAATAGTTGATGAAGCAATTAAGTGGCTAGAATCTAATATAGATGCTACTACGGAGGATTACGATGAAAAGCGAAAGGAGGTGGAAGGTAAATTGGGTCCAATAATGAAAAAAATGTATGAGTCTCAAGTACCTCCTTCTACTGATAGTGCTCCGGTAGAAGATGATCCGGTTCCTCCTCCGCCAAAGCAAAATGACATTGATTAATCTTATTATAATATAATGGAAGGTATAGCAGTATTAACGGGAAAAATTAAAGGGACTGTTTTATTTACACAGATACCTCGGGCTGGAGTAAAAATAGAAATTAATATAGAAGGATTATCTACTGGTGAACACGGATTTCATATACATAAATCTGGAGATTTAAGAAGAGGCTGTGATAGTTGCTGTTCTCATTATAATCCGGATAATAAAGAACACGGTGGCTTGAAAGATATAAATAGTCATGCCGGTGATTTGGGGAATATTACAGCAAATGAAAATGGTATTGTAAATATGACAATATATACAAGTAAATTTAGAGTAAAATATATTATAGGTCGATCTATAATAATTCATAAAGATCGTGATGATTTAGGAAAAGGTCGCAATAAAGATTCTAAATTAACAGGAAATTCAGGTTCTCGTATTGCTTGTGCAGTTATCGGTATATCAGAGATTTCCTGTTAAGTATGTTATGATATCATTGACACCTAAACATTTTACATCGACATGAACAAGATATTTCCAATGAAATGGTAATATTATTAATTGACCTTTAGATATTTTAATAGCGAGCAGTGTTTCTGCCGGATCAGGGGCACCATCTTTCATTTTTTTTGATGCAGGATATAATATTATTTCTCCCGAGTTTTGTGGTTGTAATACAGTATATTTAAATTTATTATCCTGCCATATTTCTTGTGCATCAATATTAAATTTTTTTACTAGATTTAAATAAAACCATTTTTGGGGAAGTGAATTTATATCAACTGTATTAGTATCTATAATAACTGGTTGTCTATAAGTTAATAAATCGTAATTAAAATTATCTATTTGAGTTTGTATTATTTTTGTTCTTTTTGGATAATTATAATAAGAATAAATGTAAATAATTAAAAGAATAATAAATGCAATATAATATTTCATTAAATAAATGATGGATTTGTTTTTTGTAAATATTTCAGTAGAGAGGAATGAATGAAGGCGCAATATTGGCAAAACAAATTCTTGATAGAAACATTTTAGAAACTAAAGAGGCGAACTTTAATAAAATAAAATACAGAGAAATCCATGCTGCTGAAAAGGCAGCACAAGCTGCTAAGGACAATGCGAATACATATACAAAAGAAACATTAAAAGCATTTTTGAAAAATTTTATGCCATATATTGCACTTTTTACAGTTTTTATAGTTATTGTTATTTTAATGAAAAAAGGCAGTAAAACACGCTTACCTTCTTCTAAACCAAATATTAAAAAAGATTTAGGGTTTTTAAAAAATTATATAAAATCATTAAATAAGTTTTTCTCATTAGGGCCATCATTTAAAAAATTTGCTAGAATAATATCTCTTACAGGTGGGAATATTCAAAGTAATTCTAGACCAATTTATACAAGTGGGAGATCTGATAATATTACTTGGGTAGAAACTGACGGAGATGGAAATTTAACTGCAGATGGCGAAATGGGATATTGTGAAACTACAGGAACACCAGATAATATATATTGGAAAATGGATTCTACACGGATGCCAGAATATGCTTTCTTGCCAAAATCTATCAAAGATAATATTAAAAATCAAATGGATGTTATAATACCATGGGATGTAAATGACGAAGCATCATTCTATGTACCTCAATGTGATAAAGCTGTTTATGCATATAATTGCGATCCAAATGATTTATCTAAATGTATTCGTGCTGATTTATTAGAAGATAATGGTATGTCTTGTAGATTGAAAGAGCAAACATCATTATCATATAAAGCCGGTAAAAGATGTAAAAACTCAAATGATGTAGGTATTATTAATCCCCAAAATGCAAGAATTATGACATTAATTAAAAGATTACAGAATAAATTTGATAAAGACACATCGAGTGCTGAAATATTGGTTGATTATAATCAATATCCAAATGATCACGCAATTACTGATATAATGTATAATAAAGATATACCGCAATCTTATTATACACAAATGATTTCTGCTAAAAATTCATCAGATTTCAGTACAGGTACTTTAAATGCTGAAAAACGTGCATATACTGGATGGAAAATGCAAGAAGATCAACAGATGATACAAAAATCCATTTCATAAAACTTAATATTCATATAGAATAATAATATGTCAGATGCGAATGCAAATCAGGCAATAATAGATTCACAATATCCACCTGTGAATTTTCCAGCACCATACTCTTCATATTTATCAAAAGTATTGTGTAGTGCTGATAATACTTCAGATGTATCACCTGGAGAAGTATGTACACTTGATCAATTAACTCAGTTAGGAATATATGATTCTGTAAATTATATTATACCATCTGATACAAGTTATAAAGACCTCAAAACATTTAATCCAGAAAAAGACAATAAAGAAAATAGAACAAAATCTCTTTGTCGTCAAACTTTACAAGGTGATAGCGCAAATACAAATTGTTTATTTGAACACGGAGCAGGATATATAAGAAAAAAAGGAGATGCAGATACTTGCATTACATATGATTGTCCTCCCGGGTTTGAAAGAGAAGGCAATGATTGTAAAAAAATATTATTAGATGCTAAATTAGATAAACGTGCACAATGTTCAGAGAGATGGAGTGACTGGTTTATGATACCAAATTATCATATTGGAAATAAATATAGTCAAGCTTCTGATGGAACATGTTATGCACCCTGTCCTCCTCATTATATCCCAAATTATGCATCAGATCCTGTTGATAATGAAAATATAGATTTCTCATCATCTGATAAACTAAATACATGTGTCGCGCGTAATATTTATTTTGATGGTAAATATGCAGATGGTAGCGAATATTGCCCACTTGCTTGGATATATAGAGTTTCAGCGACACCAGATTCAATGAATAAAGACTATATTGCAACTATTCATGCATCGGGATCAAATATAAATCGTAATAAAATTTATAATAACTTAATGAAAAATACTAGAAATATAGCTACAAATCTTGTAGAAGATGCTAATATATTATTCGAAGACGCAACTATAGATACTCCAGCAATGTCCGGTGCGTGCGTGAATTTATATACAACCGATAGAATTGCAAGAGCATATGATATATGTAGTAATTTACATAAAAATGAAGAAGAATATGTAACACAATTAGCTAAAGGAGATACATCTGGTATGATTGATCAAAAAATAACAATATTAAAACAATCATGTAATGCTATATTCTGTCCAACAGGAGAAGATGCAGATGATTCTGCATTTGGTTTAATTGGTAAAGATAGAGATAGAGATAGTATATGTTTTTCAAGTATTGGTAATGTAGATCCAACTAAAACAAAAACAGTTGATAAAGATTCTCCCGATTATCCAACACCCGATGCAACCCCTGGAGAAAATATATTTTATTATAGTTTAAAATTGGTATTATTTTTAATTATAATTCCAGTTATATTAATATTGCTTTATTTATTTATGCGATATGCTGGACCCATCATATATGATGTAATACTAGTAATATGGCGGTTTATAACATTAAATCCAATTATTATAAATGCCGAAACTAAAGACCTAAATAAACAGTTAGTTATTATTGGCCAAAAATGGTCAGCTAATAATAATAATAAAGATATTGCCAGAGGATTAAAAGATTCTAGTTGGAGATTATATACAAGAAAATGGTCGTATGATCAATAAATATTATAATAATACACTATCTATAATTATGTATAACGATATACAACCAACGTATTTCCCTCTTACTGAAAGAATAATAGTTATTGGTGACATACATGGTGATATATTTAGATTAATGGAATCACTTTACATATTAAATATAATATCTAGAGATATGAAATGGATAGCAGAACCTAAAAATACAATTGTAATACAATTAGGTGATCAAATAGATAGTTTATCTAGAGGAGGCGATCCATCATGGGAAGTCTTGCCTGATATAGAAGTAATGTTGCAAATGGATAAACTCGATAAAATAGCCAAATTAGGTGGAGGTAGAGTATTATCATTATTAGGAAATCACGAAATTATGAATTGTTTAGGAGAGTTTTCGTACGTATCTCCCAAAAGTAAAGAAACATACGATATCGAAAAAAGAAAGAAATTATTTGAACCTGGAAATTTTTTAAATACAATATTAGCGAAAAGAAATATTGTTTTAAAAATAGGCCCATACTTATTTTGTCACGGAGGAATATTACCACATCATTTAGATTGTGTTAATAATAATTTGCATATAATAAATGATATTATTAGAAGAGTAATCACATTAAACAATATAACTGAACAAGATAAAATGTTATTTAATTTATTCGCACTTAATCAAGAAAGTATATTATGGACTCGCGAATATTTAAATATGTATTTATCAAATACAGATGCATTAAATATAATAATTGATATTATATTACAGAGAACTGAATGTAAAACAATATTTGTCGGACATAATACTGTAGAAAATATTACATCTGCTGCAAATAATAAATTATTTTTTGTAGATGCAGCATTATCTAGGGCGTATTCAAGTAAGAAATTTCAAATATTAGAAATACTTACTAATCTTGAAACTGAAAATAGCACTTTTAACATTTTCGATATAAAAAATTGATTTTTATTTTTCATCAAAATAAACTCGCGCACAAATGCTTCCTGTCCGAACAATAATATGTTTAATTGTACTATATATGGTTACTTCTGTTTTTCAAATTGTACCTATAAAACATAAGGGTATGCGTAATCGCTTTGGCGAAGTATCTGTTAAAGAACCAGGTATCCGAATAGTATTGCCATATATTGATCTACTTGAAAATATTAACATCGGATTTGATACTGATTATAAAACATCAGTGACTTGTATATCAAAAGATAATGTATTTATGAAATTTCCACGTGTTTATGTAGATAATAAGTTTAATTGCGGAAATGACAATAACTGTTATACTACTATTTATGTAAATTATTTCATATCTGATGCAAAAATAAAGGCTAAAAATATTGATAAAATTGTACCAGAAGATGGAACAATTTTTAAACATATTAATCAAGCAATGGCAATCGCTTGTTCTAAAATATATGCTTATGAAACACGCAAGAATTGGCATCTATTGTATCCTGTAATTCTAGAGAATCTTCGCAAAATGGTCCCTAATGGTATACAAATTATAGCAGTTCGCACAGATCAACCGATATTTAATGATATTGAATGGCGTACAAGCACACTAGGTATTATATCTAGTAAATTATATGTAACAGCAACTGGCTCTAATAATATTAAGTTGGAATAAAAAATGATATAAGTATATACTATTTTACTATATAAGTTAAATGGACTCTGAATATTTTCAGAATAAGCTGATTGAATTTTTTGATAAAAAAATAAACGATATAAGGGTAAAAGCACTTGATATTCGTAAGATAAAGAAAACAAAGAAAGAAAATGCTGAAAACAAAGATTGAAAATATTTTATGGATATTATATCGTAATTTCAATAATACTATTTTTGATATTTTATTGAAATCTGATGGAATATCGTCATATATTTGTGATCTATTAAAAGAAGAAGATGTGAGTTCAGAAATAATATATAATATTGTACAAACAATCATAAATAACCGCAATAAATTAGCATTAATTAAAAATATACCACAAGTTAAACAACGAAGTCCTGAATGGTTTGAATTGCGGAGGAATTGTCTTACAGCATCTGATACAGGACAAGCTATGAATCGCGGGCATTATGGAAATCGTGCAAAATTAATTGAAAATAAAGCATTTCCTGAAAAAGTAACATTTAATAATAATAGCCCACCATTAAAACACGGAATAATGTTTGAGCCCATGACTGCTCGCTGCTATACACAGCGTAATAATGATATTACTATTTATGAATTTGGATTAATTCCCCATCCTACATTAAAATGTTATGGTGCATCACCTGATGGCATAACTGAAATGGGAGTTTTAATAGAAATAAAGACACCTTGGCGCCGAAAAGTATCTGGTGAGATTCTTGATCAATATGAGTTACAAATGCAAGGACAAATGGCAGTCACTGGAATAAACGAATGTGATTTTATAGATTGTGAAATGGAAGATATGAAAAGCGAGAGTAATTATATTAACACATTGCCTGCGACAAGTAAAACAGATCACGGAATAATTATTGAAAAAATATATTCATCGGAATATATATATAGCCCGGAATATTTAACAATTTTAGAAACAATTGAATGGAAAAATAAGCTAAATCTTAGTAATTGCAAAGTTATATATTGGCGAATGCGTAAAATATATATAGAACGCATATATTTTGATGAAAATAGATGGAATACAGAATTATCTCCAGCAATTCAGCAATTCTGGGATGATGTTATCAAAGCTCGATCTATGCCAATAAAAATTAAACAAGAAAAATCATTCTTGGAGTTTATTGATTCTGATGATGATTAAAAGATTCCTTAAGGACGCGGATATTTCATTAATGGTGCTATTAGCGGATCTGTATTTGGCATATTATTTATCATTTTACATTTATCTTTTTGATCAAAAATAGCAGATAAATTAAATGCCATATTATATTTTTGGTTTATTATATATAACATAACATATGTTGTAGGATATATTTTTGGTTCGTTAGGTTGCCCAGGTACTGGACCTAAGCATATCGAATCATATGGTTTAGTTCCTGCTAAATTGGCCGCTGTTTTACTATTTTCACTCGCAGAATTCGCAGTACTTGTTGCACATCCGCCGAATTTGGAATTATCACCAACTGTAGTTATAAAACATTGATTTTCGGTAGAATAATATTTTTCATCTAAAATATTCATTATATATTTAAAATAATCGCTACATTTATTATATGAACCTTTTTTATCATAAGCAGCAAATATAACTTGTATATAATAATATATTGGTTGTGTATCTATTACACTTTTATTGGTATACATTGGAGTTGCATAATTATTTCTCGAATTAATAGTCGTAGCATCTAATGAAATATTAGTTCCATCTACATTACGATAATATGGTTGTTGACTTAATAATATATATACGTCTCCATTAATTAATTTAGTCGGCTGATTATCTGCGAAAGCTAATAATGTTTGATAAATTTTATTTTCAACATCAGCAAAATTACGTGTATAAACACCAAATGATTTTACATATAATGGTAAATCTGTTAATTGCTCTAATTTTGCCCCGGGAATAGCGTAACATCTTTTCAATGTCATTATACTATTTGTTGCATCAACTAATGTATTATATATTTGACTTACTTTTTTATCAAAAGAAGCATAATCAGTTGTTTTATAATAAAGACTTTCTGTTGAATCTGCTGCTTGTGTTGCTAATAAAGAAGGCGGAATTGGGCTAAACATTTCATATCTATGTCTCGGCATTATACCCACAAAAACTATAAGTAATAATAATATTACTGCTATTAATATTTTAATTTTTTTAGTGTTCATCTATGTTTAATATAGATAAAGAAATTAAGGTGCTAATTGAACAAGTTTGTTACCAACTTTAAGAACAGGCAATGTCGATGATCCAGTACTTGCTTCAATTTTAATAGAATTTGCAGCAGTTGTTGTCGCGGATGTGGCTGTGGCTGTCGGATTAATTTGTACGGGTCCCCCAGTTATATTTAAATTAGTTCCATCATTTGTAAGAGAAATTGTTGATCCAGTAGCAGACTTAAATTGTATTGAACTATTTACTATTAAATTACCTCCTGCATCTACAAGAATAGCAGGGCTAGCAGTACCCCCACTAGATGAAGTGGCTTGGGGGAGAATATTAACAGGTCCTTTTAATACTACACTATTTGTAGATGTTAATGGTGCAATATAAGTATCGCCATTCGCATTTGGGAATTTTACACAATCAGCGCCCGATACTAAATTACCACTTCCATCAATTGCTCCACAGAATTGCGTATTATTTGCGGGAGTTAAGTTATTTGCCGTTATTCCCATAGTTGTAATTAATTTATTCATTAAATTAATATTTGGATTAGGTATCCCACCTGGTAAATTATAAAAGCTGACAAGTCCGGGAGTAGATGTTGTCGAAAACTTGAATGATTTGTCAAGATTGCTATTTAAACTAGTGTTATATACATTTAAATTATTCAGATTAGTATTTGCACTATTAAGTGAAGAATTTAAAGAATTGATATTATTAAATGCAAGAACATTACTTGATGATAAAGTGGTTATAGTATTAGTATTAATATTAGTTCTATTAATATTACTTGTTACAGTAGTATAAATATCTGAATTAACATTATTTACCTGATTAACAACATAAGCTAAATTTCCTAATCTATAATTACTCTCTTCTTTAAGAGATTTATTAGTATTTGATATTTCATCTGCTATATTCTTTTTATTATTTACATAATCATATATATAATATGCGACAACTCCGGCAATTCCAAGAACAACTAATAATATTATGATGACTTCTATACTATCCATAAGTATCACTAATTATATCTAAGCAAAAAAATCCATATCATCTGAACCTCCAATCTCGCTGTCGCCGTCGTTATTATCGTTATAAATATCATTTTTGCTATTAGGCTCTGGTATTCTACCACCAGTCATATCAATACTAATAAATTTTACATCATTATTATGTGGGCTTTCTATAATATTGTTATTACGTGTACCGCCAATACTAATACTACTATCAGCTATGTTTGGCATAATATTAGCATTTCCAATATCTAAATCTAATTTATCATCTAATAATTCATTTATTACAATATTATTTACCTCTCCACCTACACTAAGCTGATTTATTTCTGCTTGACCGATAGAGAAGCTAGGAGATTCTGTTAAAGATTCGCTAATAGTTGATTCGGAATTATCACTCAATTCTTCTTCTATGGTACTTTTTTCTTCGTCTGAGCTTGCTTCGTCTGAGCTTGCTTCATCTGAGCTTGCTGGTTCTTCTTCTTTTACTTCGGGAACAGGTAGAGAAATATCAGAATCTGAGTCTGAATCGGATTCTGATTCTGAATTAGAATATTCATTTATAGTTTCATCGGGACTTAAGCGAATCTGTAACCCCATTGATTCTAATTCTTGTATTAATAATTTAAATGCATAAGGTGTCTCTAGTATTACTAGATCTTGCCTATTGCAATATAAACATTCATTTATATTTGACTGATACGAATAATTTGCTAAAATTCCGCAATATCTACATACACCCCATCTAAATTTATCAGATTTATCTAGCCATCCTTCTTTAATAAATTGTGCTAAACCATGAGATAATACCACATCTCTTTCCATTTCACCTAGACGTAAACCGCCATGTTTACTTCGGCCACCAGTAGGTTGTCTAGTAAGTTGACTTTTTGGACCTTTATCTCGTGCGTGAATTTTATCAGTTACCATATGTTTTAATCTATAATAAAAAATAGGACCTATAAATATTTCTGTTTCAATTTGGTTTCCTGTGCGTCCATTATAAAGTATTTCATTAGCGTGTTTTTCATATCCATATTTATCTAGAGAATCAAACATCGATGTGTGATCAAATGGTAAATATACTGTCCCGTCACCAATAGTACCTTCACAACAACATAATTTTGCATATACTGTTTCTAATAAATGTCCTATAGTCATTCTTGATGGAATGGCATGAGGATTTATTATAATATCTGGTACTATACCATCTTTTGTAAATGGCATATCTTCATGAGGAATAATTAAACCAATTACACCTTTCTGCCCGTGAGAACTACAATTACCTGTCCATACTGCTTTGCCATTCTTTCGCACATAAAATACATGTGATGCAGATGGAACCTCAATACAATATACTTTACCTGTATATTTAATTATCTTTTCAGTTTTAATTACTAGATTGCTATTTATACAATTTCTTGATATAAAAATAGAATAACAATTTTCACCATTTAATTCTTTATATAAAAATTTAATAATTGATGACCATCCAGCATGAAATACAAGTCTTTGAATATCATCTGCTAATAATTTTGAATTTGTATAATAAATATCATTAATAGCACTATCAGTCGCATTTGTATATAAAAACATTTTATCAACTATAGTGCCGATTATACCATTTAATAGATAATGACATTGCTCTAAATTTAATTTCCATACCCACTCAGGTAAGTATTTAATTTTAAACTTTGATATAAATTTAATAAATTCAGTGTCTAATATTATAATATTATTATTGTTATCTATGGTATATTTATAATCTAAGAATTCTATTAATTCTATAATATGATTAAAATTATCTTTAATGATATGTGCAATAACTACATTATCACCAATTATTCCGTTTGATATCCAATAACCAAATAGCTCTAAGAAATATTTTATTTTATATCCAGTTTTGCCATCAATATTATGATAATAATATTGGTCATTATATGCAGTAACTTTATAAGAAATATTTTTACCAATTATATCACGTGTTTTAAATAATTCATATTCTTCTTGAAGATGTGTTTTAACATACATATTATGATCTAGAGTAGTACATAATTCAATTGTAGGACTTTGTAAATCATATAATTCTGCATTATTGCATTCTACTTCAAAAACCTTTATCGGTTTTGTTAAAATAAATGCCCCTTTCTCAGATAAAGTATATACTTCATCATCTGTTGTAATTTTATTAATAAACTTCCAACCTTTTGATGTTAATACTTCGTGATCAGGTGTTACACAATTTTTGTCGCCTAATTCAGGTCTGCGAATTTTTCTAAAACGCACTTTGCAAACTCGCGAAACATCTTCGCGATCTATACCAGGTATTTGATTACCAACAAATATTTTATCGACTATACCATAATGATGAACATCTGTGACAATCGATACATCAGTATATATTTCTACAATCTGTTTTTCTGTTAAAACTCCCTTATTTACTGTTTTTAATTCTTGATGAATATGTATCATTCCTATAATAACTACTTCTTGTCCTCGTGGTATATAAGAACCTTCTTTTATAAATCCATTTTTATCTAATAAAGTATAATCTGCGTGTTTAATATTTTTAATGAATTTACCTTCTTTCCGCATTTCAATTGGATTTGTAAATATTAATCTATCATTCGGACTAAGTGTTTTTTCAATTGCAGTCAATGTTTTATATGCAGTTATCTGATATAATCCGCGATCAATTGAACCTTTATTTATCATAACGCTATCTTCTTGATTAAAACCATTGTGAGTCATTATAGCAACTATACAATTTGTTCCATTTGGCATAAAATTTGAACCATTATAATGTGACCCACGAGTTGTAATAATACGTTTTTGTGGATAATGTTGAATATATCCCATTGTATCAAAACGTTTATTAAAATTTGTAGTATAAATTCCTATTGCCTGTTTACTTTGTGCAGCATGAAAGACTACACGAGGTGCTTGATTGTGATTTGATAAAGGCACTAATTGAGTAACTACGCTATATAATGTAATTAAATTTATTTCTAAATGAGTATGGAATTCTGTAATATTTTCCCGGTTTATTGCAACTAACATAGTATTCTCTTCTTCTACATCTAAAAATTCAATGCATCCTTGACTATTTTCTAATAATTTTTCATCATCTTGTATTAATACATCATTATAATATGCATCTTCATTCTTCTGTGATTCTGGTAAATGAGAACCAAATATCATATCATACCATTTTTTAGATTTATATGTGTCAATGGCTACTTTCTTATTTTTAACAATTAATAAAGGACGACAAGGACGCCCTGCCTCGGTATGAATTTGTATCTCATTTTCTTGTATATTCCAAGAAACGGAAATGAATGGATTTATTAATCCATTACGTCTATAGAGTCTAAGTCTATTTACTACAATATCTGGTGTATCAGTGATACCGTATAAAGAACCATTTATAAAAACGTATATAGTTTCTTTATTTGCACAGGTAATTATCGATATATCTTTTAATAATATTACTTTTAATTCTTCTAAAAGAGGATAGAGAGTAGTAGCTTGAGTACCTGATGTAATATGTGTTAATAATGCTAAATTTTTAAGATAACCAACTGATGCGCCATCAGGGGTTTCAAATGGACAAAATCGTCCCCATTGGTGTGAATGGAGTCTATGAGGACTTGTAATTTTAATACTTCTATCAAGAGGTATATTAACTCTGCGTAAATGTGATAAAAACCCAATATAACTTATACGTGATAAATCTTGAACTAGACCTTGTTCTGGATCATCTGTAACTTGTCCCCACATACCCTTTAGAGATCTTGTAAAGGTGTCAGATATGAAAACCGGAGTAAATATTCTGTTAATATTACTTTTATTAACTAATTCATCTATTTTACCAGTTGTTTCAATATGTCCGAATTTATAATATTCATCTAATTCATTTCTTATATTTTTACGAAATTTACTATATGTTTCTTGGAATAATTGGGATAATAAATATCCAGATATATCAACACGTTTAAATGCATAACTATCTCTATCAGATGGTGGCAATACACCAAGTACTGTTTTAATTACTTGTTTTACAAGATATCCTAAATACATACCTTTTTCGCGTAAACCATCTTCAATATTAGGAAATAAATCTAATGTAAGTATCGATTTAACTTGTTGTATGCTTTTAAAATACGTACGATTTTTTAAATTTAGATGCGCATCTGCCATTGTATGTAAATTTGTTACAAAACCATCTGAATTCTTCATCATAATCGAATTACCATAAGCAATAGACGGTCTCAAAAAATTCATAAAAGCATTTGTAGCTATGTTTTTATCGGTAGAATCTCCACAAACAGCCTCTGCAATTGATTTATCACTTTCAAAACCAATTGCTCTAAATAAAGTAGTCAGAGGTATTATACTATTAAAACCATGCATTGATATAAAAATACCGCCACGTACATTCTTATATCCGCCTTCTTCTGATATTTGATTATCATCATCATCGTTCTTTTTCTTAGGTTCTGTCATTTTTGGTATAGGATTAATAACAATAATTTGAAATGTACGTGGTATTAGAGAAGTTTCTCCCTTTGATCCCGTACAACGTATAGTACCTTTATATATAATATCTGGGTCATTTATTTTTTCAACGAAGAGTTTATTTGTTGTTATTCGCTCTTGCGAAATTATTACTTTTTCTTTCCCATCAATTATAAAATATCCTCCCTGATCCATATGACATTCTGATAATGCACGAAGTACTTTTGATCCTTGACCATGTAATATACATTGATCAGAATGTAACATAAGCGGAATGCTCCCTAGTAGTATATTATTGAATCTCACAGTTTTATAATGTTCTGAATCTTTTGAATAAACAATATCAATATCTGCATATAATTTTGTAGCGTATGTTATGTTTCTTAATCTTGTTTCATTTGGAGTTAAAAGAATAGATTTACCATCTTCATCAAAACTAGTAGGTCTATCTACATATATTGCTAAAGGATCGTTTTTTTTCTTTTGAATACCACCTATATACACTTCTACTTTTACTGCTTCTGTATCAGAATCTCCGAATTTAATCATAGTTATTGGATTATATGAAGCAATTGTATCTGGAATATGAACTTTTATGAATTGTTTAAAACTATCTAAATGATGTTTTGTAAATGGATACATATGATCGTGAAAATATGAATCTAAAATATTCCATTCTTCTTCTTTATTCTGCATTATTTTATATTAATATAATGATTCTTTATATTTTGATCATATTCATTCTATTATTTCGATCATCTGTATAATTATAATTGAATACAGGCATTACTGTCTGTTTTTGTTGATAATAGTCTATATTATTTGGACTTGACGTGAGATAATATGAATTTAAATTTCTTTTACGAATCTCTAAATCAGTATCATAGTCATATACACCTTTTGAATAATAATTATATTCAAGTCCATCATAATCGGGCGCGCCAACACGATAATTGTTAATTATCTTGCCTGTAGCACTGGATGTATTAGGAACAATAATTTTGTTATTATTTAATACACCAATTTTTAAAGTACCATCGCCTCCACTACTAATATCTTTTGCATCACTTGATAATGATGTATCTTCCGTGATGCCTTTTGCTGTTTGATCATCGTCATACTTTTTCTTACGAGCTGCTGCTTCGGCGTCTAACCTCTTTGCTTTTTCTTCAGGAGTTTCATCGACAAGTGGATTATTATCTGGCGTATTTGCAAAAGAAGAATCACTATTTGCAATAATATCTGCTAAATCTTTTTTCTTTTGAGATTGTGTATTTGTATTATTATATCCTCCCGGGCGATACTTTGATATATCATTTTCAATGATTTTTTGTTTATAATCATTACCCGCGGCTGCTGCTTGTAAATATGCAGATAATTCATCGAATCTATTTAAATAATTTAAAGCTGAATTAAACCTTGGTATATCATGGGTGATTACTTGTGTATGTATATTATTAGCTTCGGGTATAAAATGTGGTATTGTAGATTCTTGTGTAATATTACTATAAAATGGATCATCGCGATATAAATCTCGTTCTTTCAAAAACATAATTAGATTTAATAATCGTTGCCTATAATCATCTGTTGAATTATATTGTTTTATATAAGAAATCTTATCTTTGCTTTGAATTGAATCGCTTTCTTTATTAGAACTGACACTTTTAAAATCTTGTGAAATATTTATTTTATTTAAAATTTTATTTGAATTATTCATAACTAGCAACTCGCCCGAATTTGTAAGTATTAAACATATAGGATAAGATAAATCTTTTGTTAATAAAATAGCAAATAATAATTGTTCTGTTTCTGTATCATCATAGTCACTTGTACCATATATTTTTAAAAATCCATCTTCCATAAATGCTCTTGTAATTGTACAATCTTTGAATATTTTACCATTTACAGGAACTTTACGTTTTGGAGATTTTTTCTTGAAACAATATTCATTAAGATCAACATTATCTATATTATAAAATGTTATTAAACTCATTGATCCTAATGCTAAATAGTATTTACCATTTGGCGATATTAACATATACTGACATCCTGTATATAATTCAGTAATATCTGTTAATATATTACGTTGAATATTTTTAAAAGAATTAGAATTTATATAATCTTTTATACGACTATCATTTAAATTCAAAGTATATGATGTAAAATAAAATGATGGATATGCATTCGAATTTAATCCATCTCTATATATTCCCATACCTCTATGTACTCCATCACTTTGTTGACAACTATTATCAGTAGATATACAACCTTGTTTTAATCCATATCCATATGCATTTTGGCAATCTAATTGTGAAAAGACTGGTGATATCGACGAAGAAGTTCCTCCCGGTGTCTTTCGCATCACCGCCATTTCAGAAGGTTGTTTCAATTTATTATCTTTTGCTAAATTGATTAAATTAGATATATTAGATTGCGTAGGGCGTTTTCCTGTTCTTATCTGACAATTTGAATATGGAATATATCTATATTGATAATTATATATTAAACGATAAAGCCAATTATGATTTATACCAATAGTATTATAATTAGTGCAAGGTTTCATATCTTTGGACATAGTTGGAAAATATAAATAAGATTCAATAATTTTTGTTTTAATATTAAATGCTGTCAATAAATATATTGGTCCATATACTGGCTTATTATCATTTATTGTAAATATAGGTTGCGCTTTATCTGCTATTTTATTTGTAACCTTACTTGTACTTGCCGTAACTCCAGGTATAGAAAAATTTATATTTTTATTTGTAGCTACATTTTGTTGCGTATAAGTTGATACGTGTGTTTTTCCATTTGATACTTCAGCAATGGCTTGTTTTTGTTCATTATTAAAATAAGTTGGTGTATATATTGAAGAATCAATTTGTGGATTTGAAGAAATATTTATATTGAAATGTAAATCATTTATATTTGTCCAAATAGAAGATGATGAATTTGACAAATCTGCATTTGACGGATTAATTTGTTTTATAATTGATATAATTGTACCATATAAATCATTATAATTATTTGAAGTTATTTTGAAATATAAAAAGGGTGCAGATTCTAATAATGTATTTTGGTAATCGTTTTGTCTTAGACCTGTACAACCTATTTGCGTAAATAATGGATCATTTGGGGGATATATTGGGGCTGGTCTTGAGTGTCTTCCACCCATCGTTAATAAATATATAGATTAGATTTTGCAACAAAAATATATTATCAATTAATTATATGGATGATCGGCTTATGAGGAGGAAAGAAACAGCGATGAGGAGGAGAGAAGCAGCGATCTCGCGCCGAGAAATGGCTCTGGCGGCGGAAGCGGCGGTTGAGGCGGCGGCTCAGGCGAGATGGGAGGCGGAAGACACTGCCGCGAAGCGCTTAAAAGAGCAGCAGCAGGAATTGGCGGCGTCGGCGGCGGCGGCGGCGGCGGAGAAAAGTCGGGCGACGGCGAGGGCGGCGGCTGCACTGCGAGCGGCGGCGCTCGCGGCGAGGGCGGCGGCGGAGAAAAGTCGGGCGGCGGCGGCAGCGCTGCGCGCGCAGCGGCGCGCGGAGGAGATAAGGAGGCAGTTCGCACTGGATGTGGCGCACATCGCGAGGTCCGAGGCGGCGGCGGTGCAGTGGGCGGAGCGCGAGGCGGCCAGGACGCAGCGCGCGGAGGAGGCAGCGCGGCGCGAGGAGGCGGCGGCGGTGCAGTGGGCGGAGCGCGAGGCGCTCAGGAGGCAGCGCGCGGAGGAGGCAGCGCGGCGGCGCGCGGAGGAGGAGGGGGCAGCGCTACGCGCGGAGGCGGCCAGGACGCAGCGCGCGGAGGAGGCAGCGCGGCGCGAGGAGGCGGCGGCGGCAGCGGCGAAGGGGGCGCAGGCGGCGAAGAAGGGGGCGCAGGCGGTGGAGAGCTCGGGCGCGGCGGAGAGCTCGGGAGCGGCGACAAAGCGGGCGGCGGCGCAGACGGCGAAAGAGGAGGGGGCACAGGCGGCGAAGAAGGGTGCGCAAGCAGTGGAGTGGGCGGCGGCGGTGGCACGGGCGGCGGAAGAGGCAGACAAGATACGCAAGAAGATGAAGGCACGACAGGCGGGGAAGAAGGAGGGGGGGATGCAGGCGGTGCGTGCCCGATGACATCCAGGCGCACGGTGGAGCCGGTGCGGAGGCGGCGGCAGCAGAGGCATCGGCGGAGGCATCGAATTCATTGGCGATGGCATCGAATGCATTGGTGGCAGCGGAGGCGTGCTTGATGGTAATAACTAACTTGGATAAAAGTTATTTTAATACGGTGGTTGCGAATAAACTTGTGTTGGATGTAAATAATGCAGCGGCAAAGGCGGCGGCCTTGGCGATGATAGATCATACTGAAATTGCGATGATTGATGATGCAATAAAAATATTTTATTATATTAGAAATGGCCAAGAATAAAGTACTATCGAAGCCGGGAAAGAAGGGTGTGCGGCGCTGCGCCGGGGCCCGGCAGGAACTGGGAAAGGAACTGGGAAAGGACATGGCAAAGGACATGGCTCCGTATGTGCTAGGCACGTTGATGAGTAAACCAAATGAACTCATCTTGGAGGCGGTGAATGAGGTAGTGAATGCCGTGGGCTTTGAAGATGCGAGGTGGGAGGCACTGAACGCGCCAGCGCACTCGGCGCTAGCGGCGGTCAACATGCTAGCGCCGCCTCCGCGACCGTCGGAGTTGGCGGAGTTGGTGAGCGCAGTGAAGGAAGCGGAGGCGAAGGTATGGGTTGCATCAGAGGAAACGCACACGGCCTTGGAGAATATAGCTAACTTGGTTAAAAATTTTAATAATTATTATATAAATAAACTTTTTGTGTCGAATGTGACTATTCAGACAAACCTGCGTTATTCCACAGTAAAAGATCAGGCTTTGACGGCTGCGGATGCGGCAAACCGTGCGGCTTTGACGGCTGCGGATGCGGCAAACGATGCGGCAGCGGCGGCGGCGGCAACGGCGGCTCGCGCGGATTCGGCGGCGAATAGCTTTAAGACTTCAACCTTGCGGTTTTTTGTGCAAAAAGCATATAAACACCTGTCCATAGTTCTTAAAATATATGGCAATAAACATGCGATGCATAACGGTCAGATAATTCAATATTTTGATATGTATCTTAATGCACATAATGCGAATAATAAGATGAAAGAGGCGTTGGATATAGCAGAATGGGCAGATTCGGTGATAGAGAGTGCTAAGAAGACCGCGGAGAAGAATAGCGAGAATGCTAAGGCGGTGGCGGATAGGGCAGCGGCGGCAGCGGCGGCGGCGGAGTGGGTGAAGCCCTGGGTGGCGGCGGCGAAGAGGGTGGCGGAGGAGGCGATGGCGGCGAGGGGGGCGATGGCACAGCGCTCGGCGGCGGCGGCGGCGGAGGCGGCGGAGGCGGCGAAGGCGATGGCGGCGGTGGAGTGGGTGAAGCCCTGGGTGGCGGAGAGGAGGGTGGCGGCGCGGCCGACCCGGCCGAAGGAGGCGGCGGCGGCGCGGGCGCGGGCGGCGGAGGCGCTGGCTGCGCTGGCGGCGGCGCACCCGGCTGCGGTAAGCACTGCGGCGGCGGAGGCGGCTCGCGCTGACGCGGCGGCGGAGGCGAGGGCGGTGCTTGCGGTGATGGCGGCAGCGGCGACACAGCGCGTGGCGGCGGCGGACGCGGAGAGGGAGGCAGCGGCGGCGGCGGCCTCCGGCACGGAGCGGCCGCATAAGCGGCCGAAGAACAGCGGCGGCAACCGGGGGCGACCGAAGGCAGCGGCGGGCGTGACGGCAACGGTGACGACGCCAAGGGGGCAGAGGGGACGAGGCAGCGGCGGTGGCGGTGGCTGCGGGCTGGGCGGTGGCGACGGGGGAAAGAGGCGACGGTGAGAGAGACGGTAGAGGCGGTAGTGGCGGTCAATGAGATTTCCGAAGATAAGAAGCAGAACCCGATGGATTATTCAGTGAAGGCGGAGAAAAGGAATACGATAGCGGAGAAGAATGAGAATTGGGTGCGCGGGGCGAGTCTGAGGCACAAAAGGGCGGAGGATAAAGCATTGTATGAGGACTCGGTGGCACATATAATGAATCATATGATTAAAAAGGCAAATAAGATCTTGGAACTGAAAAGACCTGAGAATTAACCACGCCGAATGCAAATAAATCAGTAGAAGTGCGCGATGGTATTCAGAGAATTTTATCTATTTTTGCGAGTAGACGACGCATGGCCCCCGGCTCCGTTATTGGAAAATATAAATAAGATTCAATAATTTTGCAATAAAAATATTTTATTATATTAGAAATGGCCAAGAATAAAATATTATCGAAGCCGGGAAAGAAGGGTGTGCGGCGCTGCGCCGGGGCCCGGCAGGAACTGGGAAAGGACATGGCAAAGGACATGGCTCCGTATGTGCTAGGCACGTTGATGAATAAACCAAATGCACTCATCTTGGAGGCGGTGAATGAGGTAGTGAATGCCGTGGGCTTTGAAAATGCGAGGTGGGAGGCACTGAAAGCGCCAGCGCTCTCGGCGCTAGCGGCGGTCAACATGCTAGCGCCGCCTCCGCGACCGTCGGAGTTGGCGGAGTTGGTGAGCGCAGTGAAGGAAGCGGAGGTGGATGTATGGGTTGCATCGGAGGAAACGCACACGGCCTTGGAGAATATGGCTAACTTGGTTAATAATTTTATTACTAATAATTATTATATAAATAAACTTTTTGTGTCGGATGTAGAGGCAAACATTAATCAGGATTATTCCACAGTAAACGATCGGGCTTTGACGGCTGCGGATGCGGCAAAAGATGCGGATGTGGCAGCGCGCAATGTGGCGTTTCATGCGGAGAATGCGGCGAATAGCTTTAAGACTTCAACCTTGCGGTCTTTTGTGCAAAAAGCATATAAACACCTGTCCATAGTTCTTAAAATATATGGCAATCAATTTGAGACGGATAAAAGTCAGATAAAAGATCTTGATATGTATCTTAATGCACATAATGTGAATAATAAGATGAAAGAGGCGTTGGATATAGCAGAATGGGCAGATTCGGTGATAGAGAGTGCTAAGAAGACCGCGGAGAAGAATAGCGAGAATGCTAAGGCGGTGGCGGATAGGGCAGCGGCGGTGGCGGAGGCGGTGGGGTGGGTGGCGCCCTGGGTGGCGGCAGCGGAGGCGGCGGAGCCGCCGCGCCGCGCGGCAATTGCAGCGGCGGAGGAGAAGGCGCGCCTCGCGGCGGAGAGGCGCTCGGCGGCGCAGACGGAGGCGGCTCGCGCTGACGCAGCGGCGGCGGAGGCGGGGCTGGCGGGGCTGGCGAGGGTGGCGCCGGCGAGGGCGGCGGAGGCGAGGGCGGAGGCGAGGGCGGCGGCTCGCGCTGACGCAGCGGCGGCGGAGGCGGGGCTGGCGAGGGTGGCGGCGGCGAGGGCGGCGGAGGCGAGGGCGGAGGCGAGGGCGGCGGCGGCAAGGGCGGAGGCGGAGGCGGAGGCGGAGAGGCGCTCGGCGGCGCAGACGGAGGCGGCTCGCGCTGACGCAGCGGAGGCGGCTCGCGCTGACGCAGCGGCGGCGGCGGCGGGGCTGGCGAAGGTGGCGGCGGCGAGGGCGGCGCAGACGGAGGCGGCTCGCGCTGACGCAGCGGAGGCGGCGGCGGCGAGGGCGGCGGCGGGGAGGGCGGCGGCGGCAAGGGCGGCGGCGGCCGCTGCCGTGCCGGAGGCGGACGCGGAGATGGAGGACGTCGCGGCGTCAGCGACAGCAGCCTCCGGGGCCAGCACCCCGGAGCGGTCGCATAAGCGGCCGAAGAACAGCGGCGGCAACCGGGGGCGACCGAAGGCAGCGGCGGGCGTGACGGCAACGGTGACGACGCCAAGGGGGCAGAGGGGACGAGGCAGCGGCGGTGGCGGTGGCTGCGGGCTGGGCGGTGGCGACGGGGGAAAGAGGCGACGGTGAGAGAGACGGTAGAGGCGGTAGTGGCGGTCAATGAGATTTCCGAAGATAAGAAGCAGAACCCGATGGATTATTTAGTGAAGGCGGAGAAAAGGAATACGATAGCGGAGAAGAATGAGAATTGGGTGCGCGGGGCGAGTCTGAGGCACAAAAGGGCGGAGGATAAAGCATTGTATGAGGACTCGATGGCACATATAATGAATCATATGATTAAAAAGGCAAATAAGATCTTGGAACTGAAAAGACCTGAGAATTTAACCACGCCAAATGCAAATAAAACAGTAGACGATGCATTGCCCCGGCTCCGTTAACTGATGGTAATAAACGTCGTAAACCATCTCGTAGACTAGTTAAATAAATGAATAATGACACCGCGCATTATATGTCCCAATGCCTTAGAGAAAACTAAAACATATGTTGATTACATAAAAATTTCGTTAAAAAAGAGTTTTTTATATTTATTAATTAAACAACTTTCCAATCATAAGAAATTATATCATAGAATTCTACTAAATTCTGATATTTGCCTCTCTGCTCTAGAATTTCTTCCAATTTCGCGGTATCAGTCTCTTTAATTGCATCTTCAGCTAATTTCTTTGCGTTAACAGATTCTTTCATTTCGCGTTTCCATTCATCTACAAACTTCTTCTCATTTTTTGTAATTTCTATAATGAGACTTTCCGTTTCGCCATAATTTGTTATAATATATTTAAAAGCTTTTTCTGTTGCATTAGCAATCGATTTTTCTTTTGTATATTTTTCTAGATATGTATTTTTCCATATATCTTTATTAAAACTTATATCTATAGAATATTCTTTACCTCTCTTTACTTCTGTACATCTTATTGTTAAAATGACCGCATTTTCATTAGCTGCTAGAGTTAGTGTACCGATTGATTTCTTTCTTGTTTTAACAGGTTCAAGTTGTTTCAAAAATTTGTTAAATAGCAAATTTTCTACTTCTTTATTTCTCAATGATTCTATGCGATTTTCACGTTTCTTAGGATCTTTATATAAATCTTTAATTTGCAATTCTTCATCTATTTGTTCCCAATATTCTGGGGGAAAACAATATCCTGGTAATTTTATCAAACATAATGCAAATAATTGACAAATTGGTTTCAATAATTGATTAGTAATATAAAAATAATAATCAGGTGTTATATTATTTTCACGAATATAGTCAGGATGTTCTATACGATCTCCTTGCAATTTTGGTATATTTCCGTTAGTATCTAGTGTTTTGATATAAATATAAGGTACACGATCATTTACCATGGGTTTATTACCAATATCGCGATCACCCATTCGATCTGCAAGAACCTTATGTGCAATTTTCTTAGGATCCTTATAAGTTGAACGTAGTGTTTTTGATATAATAAGATCTTCTAGATTTATTTTTCCATCTATCAATTCTTGAAGTTTTTGTTGCAAGAATTCTACGGCTTCGTCCAAATTATTTTTATTGAGAAGTATATTAATAATACCTCCATATACAATCTTTACAATATGTGCATTATCTCGGCGTTTTGTTACAACGCCCATTGATTTTTCTTTGAATTTCTTAGGATCTTTTTCATATAGATTCCCTATATATCGTTTTTTAGATAATAAGATCAAAGGAAACAATACTTTCTCATAAGCCAATGATTGAAATGCTGGTAATACAGATTTAATTGCCTTTTCTGCGGCAATTCCAAGTTCAATTGCTTTTTTCAATCGCTCTTCTTTTGGACAATCTAGTGGAAACTTACAGAATATAGAATCTGTATTTTTAACTATAATATTTCCAATACCTGCCTGAAAATTTCCTTCTTCTGTTTCAAGATCATATACATAGTCGTCATATGAATCATATAATTTTTCAATTTTCTTAATAGCGTTTTGTTCTATATTCAAATTATATTTCATAGAAACCAATTCAATATCACCATCATTTCTTACATTTATATAGACATCTCTATCTGTTGATTTAATTTGCATATAAATATTTTGTGCTTCTATATGAGTTTTACATACAATATGAAAAGTATCTATAAAATTAGGATCAGATTTAGGTAAATTTGGAAATCCATATAGTAATTTTGTTCCAATATTCACTTCAGTTGGTTTAATGATTTCTTTATTTTCCGACAATAATGAATGATCTTCTGTTACATCTACAAGTCCCGTATGAGTTAAAATTCTATAAATCGCCTTATTACATTTATGTTTAATTACTCGTTTTATAGAGGACCAGCCTTTATTAGTCCAAGTTTCATATTCTGAAATTTCGATTTGTTGTTTATATTTACGATTAGAATCACCTGCTTTAAATACATCATATGATTTCCATAAATTTTCAGAAATAGTGTCAATAGTTTTTGTAATAATTTCACCAGTTATTTTATTTTTCAATAATATTGGAGTATAAGCCATTACAGAATCTCCATATACCACTTCTACATTATATTCTTTTTCCATAAAACCTTTTGCAAGATAAATCATTTCGCGCCCAGTTGCAGTAGTACATGCCGCAATTTCTTTTAAATATATTGCACTATATTTCGATCCTGTTTGTCCATATAGCGAATTTGCTGTAATTTTATATGCCAATTGTTGAGCATCTAACACAGATTTCTCTGAATCAGTAAATGTATCTTTTCTATTAATAATATCTGCCGCGATAATATCTATTTTTACACCAGTATCTACATCAAGGACTTTATTCGAATCATTTTCTGAAACATATCCGGTAATCTCTTTTCCATCTTTCATTGTGAAAGTTTGATATTCAATTTTCAAACGAGTATTTTTACGATTTTTAAGAAGATTCATAAGAATAGTTGGCAATATACCTTTTTCTCCATTAGGAAATTGTGCAAATACACAAGTTTTCTTGCCCACTACTTTTTTCTTATCTCCTGTTCCTTCATAAATATCATATTCTATTGTTTTATATTCAATACCTTCTATATTTGCATATTTTTCATCATTTACATATGCATCGTGTGATAAATTACGAGAAATCATACAAGATGGATATAAAGATGAATAATCAAATACAGTAATCGGATCATCTAGATACATATCACATTTAGGTTCGAGAACAATTGCCCCTTCATATCCTACAGAATCATCGGCATTTTCACTAATATTACCAGAGCCAACAACAGGTATTACATAATTGTTATAATGACATTCGCGAGAAACTAGACTGAAAATTTTAATACTTTGACCTCTCATAAAAAGAAAAGATAATGGAACATAACATACATTTCCCATTGCAATATTATTTCCAATTACTTTCAATTTATGCATAAGTCTATTGCACAAGGCACAATCTTGAATACAATATTTTGCAATAACTGCTCGATCTTCACTATTACCAAGAAATTTCTCAAAGATTTGCCGAGGTGTGATATCATTCTTCTTGTCCTTCAAAAATGTTTCTGCGACGAAATCGAGTTTATATGAATCAAGTTTGTGATCGCGTTGCATTACTTTAAACATATCAATTTGTACAACTCCATCCATATCAAAAAAATACATTAGATTTTCCCCAAGAGCAGAAGAAGATAATTCTTTTTTATCTAAAATAGTCTTACGATTCAATTGTCTTCCAAGATTCATTGAAAATTGTTCAATAATACCTAATTCTTCTGCACGTTCCCAAATATATTTCATATCAAACCCGAAAATATTATACCCTGTTAATATATCTGGATCAAGTTTCTGTAAGAAACGTTTCCAAGATTTAATTACCGAAATTTCTGTATTATAATGTTCAATATCAATTCCATCACAATTTTCTTTTGCAATAGTATTCAATCCGACTAAATGTTTATAAATAATTTTATCAGAACCGAAACGAGATACAGTAGTACCTATCTGAATAATCGCATCCCCTTCCAATTTAGGAAATTTGCATTTATTTGTTAAATAATCTATTAGCGTCTTATCCGAGTTATCAATACTTTCATTTTCATTTTCATCGCCGTCTTCGTCGTCTCCTATACTCCCACCTCCGGCTGTATCTATAATATTCTGGATTAAACGAATAATATATGCAATTACATTATCATCGCATTCTTTTGCAATATATGATTTATCTATTGGATATACCTGATGTATTATAGTATTACGTGAAACTTGAATATCTTTAGAGAAACATTCAACAATCCATTTTTTTACATTTTCCCGAAAAAGAGGCATATTTTCTTTTGCAGCAACAATAAGATCTGTTGCCAATTTTCTATAATCTTTCTTGGCTACAGGAAAGTCTCCATGACTACTTGTACATTCAATATCAACAGAAGCAATTAAAAAAGGCGCAATTTTCTTATAATATTTTGGTATAACTGCTTCAGGACTTACTTCGATATTATAATCTGTTCTATATTGTCTTTTAGATTCATTAGAAGAAGTTGATGAACCATCATTTTCATCATCTTCATCAGTAATAATATTATAAGACCTTCCTTTGATTTTTACCCATCCACAAGGTTCGATATTTCTTTCGTGTATAAATTTTAGAAATGGATCCAGATTACTACCATATAATTTCCAACCAGCATCTTTTTGCTCTTTTTCACCAAACCATTTCTTCAAATTATTATAAAGTCCCAGCGATTTAACAGTTATTTTAAGATAATTGAAATCTTTGCGATTGGTAAATCCCCAATAATCTTTCTTTTTTACAAATTCTATTTCTTCGATATGATCACTAAATACAAATGGTACAACAGTAGTATATATTTCATCATATTTTTTAGATGTTCTATTATATCTTTTTTTTGGTATTTTCTTTTTTACTAGATCATCTTTAAAAGTCTCAATAGTATTGGTTTTAGACCAATTCAGTGGACATTTTAAATAAAAATATGGACGAAATTCTACAATATTACAAGCAACACTATATCCCTGTTCAGTAATACCGTATAATACAATTGAATATTCTGGTATTTTTCCTTCTTTTTTGGGATAATTATTAAGACGATCGTAATATTGTGCTGCTCTATCTGCTTCTGGGATAAATATATCAATTATCTGAAACTCAATAGATTTATTTGAATACAATACAGGAGCTTCTTGTCTTGGAAACTCCATTATATTAAGTAATTAGCAATACTTTAAATTGAAATTCAAATTTTATTTATTATTGATTCCACTGTTTCTAGGGCAGATTCTGTCCATCCATGGTCAAGAGCAACTACTTCTCCTACAATAAATATATTATCATATGGCATCTGAGCATCTGCCATAAATTCTTCGCGACTAGTATATTTTGCTGGTAATATAAGATTATAATGAATTCCGATTTTCCAGAAATGCGACTGTATTGAATCTAAAGAGATTTGATAATCAAGTATTTTTGATAATAATTGTTCAAAATATGTTTTATTTTTATTTTTTAGAAAAATAGCGTTTTTATTATCAGAATATGAAATCATATAAACACCTTTATCGGGGTTCATAGGAATTATTTCTTGTAAAGGCGGTCCAACAACTGTGCGGCCGTGTAACTTATTCTTAACAATATTTATGCAATTATCTGAAAATTTTCCATACATACGTAGAAAAGGCTCGCCTTTTATCTTAGAATATATTGATTTTTCGGGAAATAAATGTTTTATACTATCTATAGTTGTCGCGACAATTAGTTTGTCATATTTGTATGTTTTGTTATTAGATGCAATAACTTCATTTTTATCTTTATTTATTTTGATTATTGTTGTATTATATATAATATTTTCATTAACCGATAATTTATTTATTAAATCATTCCAAGGTATTTTCAAAATAGTAAACTCAGAAATATGATCGGCAAATCCATCATATTGCATTACATCTTTGCAATCAGCTGCTTCGAAATCTCCATATGCTGTTGCTATTACAAACTTTTTATAATCGGATTCTCCAAGCGTTTTAATACCAAAAGCACGAAATGGCATACGTTTTACTTTGTTTATATTTGCAAATAGTTTCTTAACCCAGATACTAAAAGTATGTTTAATACCTTTAATATAATAATGATGTGAAGGATATTCTGGGACAATAAAACCTAAATTCTTTAATAAACGCTGTAATAATATATCTTTTTCTTTACGTCCTATACCAGCACCTGTAACAATATCTACACCTTCATAATTAACCATTCTTGTGCGGCCACCAGGGTAATTTTCTTTTTCTATAATAGTTATTTTAGAATTTGGATATTTTTTATGAAGAAGGTAAGAAGAATATAATCCAGCTGGACCGGCACCAATTATAACAATATTCATTATTTTTCTAAAATATTAAAATTTTATATTTATAATGGAACATCAAGTATTATTTATTACAATATTTGGAGGATTAGTATTATATTTAGTATGGGATACATATTTTATGGGGAAGCAAGAATGGGTTAAGTCGCAATATGACGGTCGCGAATATCTTGTACAATCTCGGCCAGATAAAGAAAAGGCCGCTGATTTACTTGCTCAAATTGCAGAAAAACTAACTACATTATCTAAACATTTGGAAAAATCTGCACAGGATGATAACAGAACAAAACAAATAGTAATGAATTTTCGCCCTGAAAAAATAAGCGAAGGTACTGATCGCGAAGAATATACATCATATGCTGTTAATAAAGGCGAAAGTATTGTATTTTGTCTAAGACAAAAAGATGGAAATCGTGATTTATTAGATCTAAATACTATGATGTTTGTGGCTTTACATGAATTGACACATATTGGCACAGAAAGTATTGGTCATACTCCTGAGTTCTGGAGTAATTTCAAATGGATACTTCACAATTCTATTGATATAGGTATATATACTCAACAAGATTTTAAAACGAAACCCAAGAAATATTGTGGTATTATGATCGAATCAAGTCCATTAGATAAATAATATCATTCAACCTGAACTTCCAAACCCAGATGTGCCACGGCTACTATTATCATTACTATTCTTAATATCATCATAATCTACGCAATCTATTTCTTCGGGTACATATATGCGTTCAAAAATCAATTGAGCAATTCTATCACCAATATTAACAATATAATCTTCACTACTGTGATTTCTCAGAATAACACGAATAGAATCAGAGTATCCATGATCAATAACACCAGCCATTACATCAATTTGTTTCTTATGCGCAAGACCACTACGTGGTGCAACACGAGCATAACAATCATTTGGAATAGAAATAGCAATGCCCGTATTAATCATTTTTTGACTATGAGCAGAGACTATCGCATATTCACACGCAGATAAATCAAAGCCGGCATCAAACAGATGAGCTTTTTTTGGTTCAATCGCATAAATATGCAGCTTTGCGAACTTGAACATTTCTAAAAAATGAATAAAATAAAAATCATTTTTTATTCTAAATGGAAAGATATAATATAACTTTTGATTCAGTTATAAACTATATAAATTCTGTATATACTAAATATTTTCTAAATGATAGCAATTTGCAAAAAATCATTCCGGGTAATTTAAGTGATGAATTAAGGAATTTAATAGTTAAATTTTCAAATATTCAAGATAAAACTTATTATAATGATGGTTTTCCGGATAAAACAGAATTTGAACTGGGAAATGGTAATACAGATGATTTATTCCAAATATATTTTATGTTAAAATACGGAGATACAGAAGATCCTTATGTTTTAATGCATGATGCATGGACATTATCAAGGATAATAGTATTTGATAGAATAGGCACATATTATCCATATGATGAATCAGGAAAAAATTTACAAGATTTTCCAATTATATTAACAGAAGATAACTTTGATAATTACTATAATAAAAATAATAAAGAATTTATTACAGTAAAATACACTGAAAATCGTATTTTAGTTATACAATGTAGAAGATTAAGACAATTTATTGATTTTAGAAATTTATCTCTTGAAGAAAAAGAAAAAAATAAAGTCCCGCTTAATACGTATAATAATTTAATATATAATAATGTGAATAATTTTACTATTGCGCAACAACTTTTACAAATATCTTAAAAATTATCTGATAAAAATAGTAATAATGGCTCAATTAGATCATTTAATAATAGAACCTGTAAATAAAAATCTAAAAAAAAGTTTTGTAGCTATATATATTGAAAGCGGTAGTGTATTAGATACTAAACCAGGGATGTCACATTTAATAGAACATTTACATTTTAATGCTGGAAAATATCTATTAGATGCTTATAATATTCAAGCATATTATAATGCATATACTTCTACTGATTGCATATGTTATTATATAACTGTATCTAATGATAATATATATAAAGCAATTAAACTTATTATGAAAACAATAAATAATTTTAAGATAACTCGTAAGAAATTAATAGATGAAAATCGTATAATATTAGAAGAACAAAAAATACGAAATGATAAGCCGGAATTATGGTTATATAATCAATCTCTTAAAAGTATATATAAAGAATTACGAGAAATCGTAGCAGATATTCCAAATACTATACCATTTTATAATATTGCAGAAGTTCGTGATTATTACCAAAAAACATATACTGTTTCTAATATGAAACTTGTTGTATCTTCTGCAGTATCAAAAAGTAAATTAGAAAAATATATAAAAAAAAGTAAAATATATAATAACAAATTCTGTAAAGAAGAGAAACAAATATTACCATTTATTGTAAAAACAAAATGTAAGCCAAAGTATTTTCAATATGATAGAAAGTTTTCGAAGAAATATATAATAATTAATTTTCAAATACCATATGATTCTGCGATAAGTTTAAAAATAATATTATCACGAAGTCTATTAATTTTTATTCTTGGCGCAGGAAATTTTTCAGAATTATTTAATTATTTGCGTTTGAAAAAGAAATTAGTATATGGTATATCATCCAGTTTAGATATTACGAAATATTATAGTATTATATCAATAAATTTATCAATTTCTAAAAATAGACAGAAAGCATTGTATCATATATATAAAGTATTATCAAATGTAATGAAAGGTAAATTGCAAGTTAGTTTTAATGTACATAAAAAGAATTTATTAGATAATCTTATAAATAATATTAATAAAGATAATAGTATTTTAGTAATAACTTTATATGATATATATCGACTGTATAATATAGCTACAAATTATAATGAACTTATGGAAATATACAAAGAAATAACTTTACATGATATTATTGAAGAAGCAAAAAAAATATTTGTGTTTGATTCGCGTTGCAGTGTTCATTATACAAAATAAAAATAAAAACTTTAATTAAATATAGATATGGCATCTACAACAGTACGTGCACAAAAACAAAATACAACAAGTCGCCAAATTGTACCATCCAGATCAAGTAATACGTCAAGAGAAAATACATCAAGAAATGTGCAACGCGTATATTATACAAAAAACACACTGAAAACGCATTCATATGATGGGAAAATATATGTAGTTGTTCAATTAGTAAATAATAGTTATCGGCGATTAAAAGACCCTATAACTAGAAAGTATATACTTTATAAAGATGCATTTATATTACAAGACAACCCTAAAGATTTATTAAATGATTCTATACCTGGTCAAGTATATGATTATAATACATTATATAAATTTTATGTTGTTGATAGAAAATATACAATTCCTGGATTTATGCCCCCTCCAATAATAGATCAATCTACATTACTTAAATTACAAGCAGAATTAGAGAAATATAAAACTAATGATAAAATTGCAAAATTATTAAAAGGGGCAGGTTTTAGAATCTAAGTAAAGTAAAATTATTATTATATACTATAAATTTAAATATGGAAAAACAAGAATTGATAGATGATATTTTTAATAAATTAGAAAAGTCTAAGTCTAAAATAAAATTATTAACAAAAATTGTGAATTTATCACAACAGAATGATTATAGAAAATTAATAATAAAAACACTAAGAAATAATAATAAGTATAGAACAATTTTTAGAAAAATACTTGATGAAAGTTATATACAAGGAGGTACTCGTACTCGAAGTCAAATATTAAAAGAATTGGAAGACAAATATGGTTTAAAAGATAAATGTGAAGAAGAAAATACTGCAAGTTGTTTTCCTTTTTTTAATAAAGTAAAACCCGAAGATAATACAAGAGAAAGAGAGGAGCCAGTTATTGCTATGAATAGAGCACCAGAGACATCTTTTTGGGAAAAATTAAGAACTACTGCAAAAAGATTTACTGGTCAACGAGCTGCTACTAAGAGAGCTAGTGAAGATAGAAAAATATTTGATCATGAATTATCTACATTTTTAAAAAAGGCCGAGAATCATCTCGAAAATACTCGAAAAATTAAAGATAGAGCCAGCAGATTACTATCTTTAGCTGAGAAAAAATATAATAATACAAAAACTACAGATTCATATGCTAAATATGTATCAGCAAGAAATAATTTTGAGAATGCCTCTAAAAATTTTACGAAAGCCTTTGATGATAAAAATGATTTTATTACATTCACGCCACCTTCACAAGATGTAGTAGTATACGATGAAATATTAGATGAATGTTCTTTTGGTAAAATAGAACAATATTATGGTAGTTGCTGGCTTAATACATTAATGAACGCATTTATACTTAGTGATGTAATGAAACTTATAATGATTCGTATACTTCTAAATCCGAATAATAGTAAATTTATAATGGATGATTTTCTAACTAATTTATGCAGAATAGATATAGGCAATCCAAATCCATATAATATATTAAATTATTTTAAATTATTAGATGATAATGGAGAGTTAATAAATGAAGAAGCTGCCAATGACATAATTAATATTTTTATAAAAACGTATATGTTAACTATATTTTATAAAATTTTAATAAAAGAACAACCAATAGACTGTTGCAATACTCGTATTAACTTATTATTTGTAATATCAATTTTATTAAAAATTAAAAATATAATATATGAAAATAATTATACTCTAATAAATATAAAGTATTTAATTTCATTGGAAGTACAAGAAGGCTCGGGCTTAGCAGTATTAGAAATGATATTGTTAATAAATTTATTAGAAATAAGTAACTATCCAATAATAGAATACAATAGATATATACATAAAGGATTAAGTGATGATTTAATTATAGAACAAGTATCCAATGAATATAAATATAAATATAAGCCGGCTAATATTCCAAATTATAAAGTTGCATTAGCTTTTATAAGACCAAAAATAAGTCATGTGATTATAGGTTTTATATGTAATGATATATGCTTTATATATGATTCAAATGATAAAAATATAGTACAATACGATTGGATTAATAATTATACACTTGTAGAAGGCTATGTATATGTAAAAGAATCTTATATAAAAAAATTAAAAGCTGCTGTTACTCCCGGAGCAGAAAGAGCACGCGAAGCAGAAAGAGCACGCGAAGCAGAAAGAGCACGTGAAGCAGAAAGAGCACGCGAAGCAGAAAGAGCAATTGTTGCTGCTGCTACCCGCCAAGCAGAAAGAGTAAAATTTCTACAAGTTTCATTAATCGAAGAAACTTCATTACATACAGCCTTAAAAGAAACTAGGATGCTCGGATATGAAGCAATATTAAGTAAATGTTCTTTTGGTAAATTAAAACAATTTAATAGAAATACAACTTGTTGGCTTAATACAATAATGAACGCATTTATACTTAGTGATGTAATGAAACATATAACGATTCGTATACTTCTAAATCCGAATAATAGTAAATTTATAATGGATGATTTTCTAACTAATTTATGCAGAATAGATATAGACATTTCAAATCCATATAGTATATTAAATTATTTTAAATTATTAGATGTTAATGGAGAGTTAATAAATCGAGAAGATGCCAATGAGATAATTAATATTTTTATAAAAAGGTATATGTTAAATATATACCATAAAATTTTAATAAAAGAACAACCAATAGACTGTTGCAATACTCGTATTAACTTATTATTCGTAATAGAGGTTTTATTAAGAATTAGAAATTTAAATAAAAGTGGTTATAATCTAGAAAATATAAAGAAGTTTATTTCATTGCGTAATATTGGAATGGATCCTACGATTCAGATGATCTTTATAATGAACTTATTAAAAATAATAAATCTAGAAATTACTCCTAAAGATATGTATACAAATAGATTTACATTTGTTAATAATATAATTATAGAAGCCATAATAGACGAATCTATTACAGATGAGCTTTCGAATAATGTAACGTTATATACACCGGCTAATATCCCAGGATATAAAGTTGAATTATGTATTATAACATTAATAATTCTAGGAAGAGTGCGTGCTCTTATAGGTTTTATATGTAATAATATATGTTTTATATATGATCCATTTACCGAAAAAATAATAGAATACGATTGGATTAATATCCATACATATATATATAGCTATGTATATGTAAAAGAATCTTATATAGAAGAATTATTTAGTAAAAAAGAATAGAATATTCTGTGTTATTCATATAATAATCTTTTTCATTTCTTTTTGCGATTAATTTAAGATTTTGATCTTTGTCTAGATCTGTAGATACATTTGATCCGGATAACATATATTCATTATCATATGTTGAATCATAAACTAAATTATAATAGTTAATTTTATTATAAAATTGACAAGTTGGTAATTTATTTGCAAATTTCCAATTAATATCTTGAGCATTCCAAGGCATTGCGGAAGTATTCACTTGTTTTCCAAACATAATGTTTTGGCGTAAATATAAGAGGGTGAACCCAAATTGACATTGATCATTTATCTCTTTTTGTATAGTTTCCGTTGAAAGAAATATTATATCATTTCTTACGTGTGGTCGACCTTCTTCATATGCAGTGCCGTTTGTTAATGCTAATATCCATTTTACATTACTTGGGCGAGGTTGTTGTAAGTCAAAATTTTCTATAAGAAATTCATCAATTGCCATTGCTAATATTGTAATTTGTTTCATTTCATAATCATTAAATGAGACGGCAGATTTTGCAGAAATGGTTCTGTAGTCATCTAGATCTATATTGCCGTATATATCATAGTGTTTTTCTGTATCTGGTATATTTTTTATAAAATCATCAAAATCATTATTAATATAATAATGGGTTTCATATTTTGACATAAATTTAATATTAAATTCTGTAGCATTGAAATATTCTTTATATTGTTTTCCAAACATTGATGCAAATAATAAAATAGCAACAAATATAATTAGAATTTGTTTTTGTTTATCGCGCATCTATTATATAAAGAAGACAGAATAGTATCTAAATATGGGAGAAGAATATATATTTAATAATTTGTGGACATTATATTTTCATGATCCATATGATGATGAATGGGTTTCATCAAGTTATAAAATACAAACACATATAAGTTTACCAGAAGACTGGATACAAATAAATCTATCATATTCAGAATTGTGGGCAAAAGGTATGTTCTTTTTAATGAGAGAAGATATACAACCATTATGGGAAGATCCGGCAAATAAAAATGGTGGCTGTTTTTCATATAAAGTAAACAAGCCAGATGTACCAAAATATTGGTTAGAATTAGGTGCAAAATTAATGACAGATAATATTACGGATAATATCGAAAATGTATGTGGTATATCTGTAATACCAAAAAGAAATTATTGTATATTTAGAATATGGATATCAGATAATAAATTTAATAATATTCAATTGTATAATATAGATATACCGACATATACAATAGTGATGTATAAAAAACACGGAGATAATAATGATTTTAATGAAACTGTAAAATGAAAATTTGATTCGTTATTTTAATTTGTAGCCACAGAATGCGCAGAGAAAAAGTATATAAACCTCTTTATTATAATTACTTAGATATTAAAGATAGTATGAAATGTAATAATCTATTAACAGAAGAACGACTTAATTATTATATATATCAAAAATTTGTATTATATCTTGGATTAATAGGAATTTCCAAGGTAGAAATTCAGCTATATTGGACTTTACAGATATTTGTAGATTGTACAAATAATTATTTAAGTTTGTATGAACAAGATATAATGCTATTTGAAGCAATTAAAAGTAATAATTACATTCATTATTTTAATAATTTTCAAAAATATGTAAATGATATTTCGCAAAAAATGATAATGTTTCTTTAATTGCAATTAAAATGCAGACAGACTTGATTATTAACCGGGTGACAAATGCCATTAATAATTATAAAAATGATTCAACTACCGATAAAAAAACAGTATTTTATATACTCAAATATATTATTTTAAATAAATTAAAAGAATATAAGCAAGATGAATATATATATAGTGATGATATTATGAAAAAACTAGCGATATCAATTAGTCCACGTGAATATGATATTATGCAAACAGAAATTAATCTTCTATTTCTTGACAGCGAATACTCTATTTAATATAGAGTGTGGATGTTCTTTCTCTTTATCTGAAGAAAATTTATCAGGTATAGGTAATCCAGCGGATTCTAATAAATTATAAGCAATCTCAGATGATAATAAAGGACCGTGTTTATTTTTTGACAGTTCAAAATAACAAGCTCTTGATAAAAATATTTTATTATGTAACATATCGTGTAAATAAACTTGTAAATATTCTTTTATATATTTATTCTTGAATTCCGCAACAATTACCGAATCTTCTTGATTTGTAATATTATATTTTTTTGTAAATTTATTAAAAATACGTTTAAGAAAATTAAAATTATATAATTTATTGTAATTATCTGTATTGTATATAAGTGGAATAAATTTTGAAGCCAAAAAATGTGTTTTTATATCATCTGGTGTAGTTGCTTTTGGTAATTTTATCATTTATATTATTATTAGATATTACTTCTTGCCCTTGCCTTTTCCCTTCGGAGCAGGTGGGGGCGGCACAGGTTGCGCATCGTCGTCTGAATCACTTGCGTTTACCCGATCAGCATCATCATTTGTAATAGTTGCATTATTTAGAGCATCAGCAACAAGATCTTCATCGCTACCTGCAATAGACTTCTTGGTCTCATCATTATCATCATCAGATTCTTCAATGAAGTCGGGAGTCTTCTGAATATTGCCCTCAACCTTTGCATTAATAATCTTCCATGTGCATCCAAACTTGCCACCGGCAAACCATAGTGCACTTAGCTGAATAATAAACTTGCCACGGCCGCCACGAAGATTCTTGATAACACTCTTGAAATCAATTACATTCCTATCCATATCCTCTGCTTTAAATAGAAACTGGCTTGACTTATTATCATATGGAAGCTTAAGCTTCATTGTCGGAGGATACTTGCCAACAATCTTCTTTGTCACCTTATCCTTGTCATACTTGACAATTGGCGTAAATAGCTTATTTACAACTTGCTCAATACCGTCGAAATCATCATCAAGCCATTCAAGACGATTTTTGAAAGCATCCTGTTTTACCTGATTTTCAATTGCAATCATAAGATCAAGAAGACTCTTCATCTTCGGATTATCATCGTGTCCACCAAATGACACGTGAAGATCATAAGATGGAGGCTTCTTATTATCATCCTTCTCCTTATCCTTATCCTTCTCAGCTTCGTAACCTTCGCCAACACCATAAGGTAGCTTCATAATAGGTGTTTGAATAGATAGCTTATTTGAATTATGGGTGATGTATACAGTACGTGATCCATTTGTTAGAGTCTTTGGTTGAGTATATTTGAAGTTAGATACATTAACAGACTTGGGAAGGAGAACACCACCAGTTTCCATTTTGTATGGATGGTAATTATATAACTACCTTATGCTTTATATAGTTTTTGGAAAAATATAAAATCATTTTTTATTTTGCTCGTAAATAGTAATGGATGAAACTATAATATTAGTATATGGTCGTTTTCAACCTTTTACAATTGGGCATTTATCGATGTTAGATAATATATCACAATTAAAAGAAATGGGATATAATAATTATTATGTTGGTACATCTGCTGTAAATGAACATAAACATAAGCCAGTATTAAAACCCGCTTCAATACGAAATGTACATACTTCTAAGAATTTAGTAGAACATAATGATCGTAAAAATCCATTAACTACTAAACAAAAAGTAAAATATATTAAATTAGCCATGAAATCTATCGGCCTTGATAGTAAAAGAGTATTTGTATCTTCATCACCTATAAATGCTTTCAAAAAAATGAGAGCTCGTGCGCGGAAAATAATAATTATATCAGGTTCTGATCGTGTACCTGAACTTCGGCAAATATTGGATACAAATAATAATAAATATTTTCAGAATTTTGAAAGACACGATATTATATCTGTAGATCGCGAGGGGTCTGGTATTAGTGCAACTTTAGTGCGAAGTTTAGCAGTTGAAAATAATTTTGAAGAATTTAAGAAGAAAGTTTCATATTTGGATGAAACTCGGCAAAAAAAACTGTATAATCAACTTCGTAAAGCTTATTACGATATGATAAGAAGCCATAATTCTTTAGTAGGGCCAATAGAAAATGTCGCTACAAATTCAACATCTCCTTCTACATTTTCAATCTCTTCAAAATCAAAGTCAAAACAGAAATAATTTATATGTATATTTTTTCTTTATCTTTACCTACGACAATATATTTACCACCTCGTGATCCGAAATGTATATTATATGTTTTTTCTTTATATTTATATTTATTATTACCGCCTTCT